TTACAGCTGATCCAGGCTGACTTCAACCTCTTCATCGTCCAGCCTACCCACGGCCTTCTCAAGAAGCATCTGGTCGCCAATATGGTCGATCATAAGAGCAAACAGTGCTGGTGGGACGCAGTAAAAAGCAGGTTTATTGTGGCTAAGTACAGCCACAGGCTCGCCATTAGACTCGCTCATAGCGGCAGAAGGGTTCTTTTTAAACTCGCTAATGGAAGATGTGTGCTTGGCTAGAACAGTTTCAGTAAACATAATCACCTCTAAATAGTGCTAAATTTAGAGCTAATTTAGTCTCTTTTCTTTGTGTGTGTCCACAAAGAAAAAAGGGGCCGAATGGCCCCTTTGTCTTACAGGATGGAGGTTAAAGTAACCAGTTCCGTGTAGCCGCCGATAGGCTCGCCCTCGACGAAGATCTGCGGAACCGTTCGCACCGGCTTCCCCACTAACTCACCCAGCGCAGCGGCATCAATGCCAGCTTCAACGATATCGATATACTCATAGTCACCATGACCCTGAGATTTTAACTGCTTGGCCAGCTCTACCGCACGTTTGCAGTAAGAGCAGCTGTCCTTTCCATAAATAACGATTTTCATGCTTTTCCTTAGCAAGATAAAGATGTGATGCTTTGACCAATGGGGCCACCACGCATTGACGCCAGTACGCCGATACTAGACGTCTGAACAGGCGGGGTCACTTTTTCAAACACCGTTTTCAGGTGATCTTTAATGCTATCCCACTGTGCTTCCGTTGGGATCTGACCGCCCAGCTCGACGAATCCCTGAAGCCAATATGCAAATTGCTCTGATGTCATATCAGCCTCAAAAAGTGGTCGGTTTTGCGATGCTGCGAATTACGGCCATAAAGCCTTTCTGCAGGTCAGTTTTGCCGATGGCCAGCCAGCGTTTGTCTGGAGTTTGATCGCTGGTTTGTGCGAACTCCGCGGCTTCTAGCTTTTCGATAAAGGCGCCTACCTTCTGAGCCAGGTCTTTTCCCTCGTTCATCAGCGCGATCTCTTCGGCCGACAGATCACGATAGCCTTTGATTTTAGTGTGCTGGTCTTTCACGGCACCATCTCCACAATTACCCAATCCTCGGCCAGCATGTCAGTCTGGGATGCCAGCCATGGCACAAATTTCCCGTCAGCTGTTTTCATGCCAATCCAGGGCGCCAGCTCCAGATCACGAGCAATGCCGCAAGCGACGTCGTACTGTTTGCCTGACACCATGCGCAAGAACATACCTTTGCCGTTCCAGCCTTTGCGAGCGACGCGATGGCCGTCTTTCAGCATCTCAATTGCGATGCCAAAAGATGCACCTACCCTGGCGGCGTGAATAGTGGTTTCGACTGACAAATAGCCCGATTCAAACGGCCCTTTTGGCGAGTAGGACTCATAACCGTTTTCATAGCGGACGAAATATCCACCAACTTGAGGCTGATGCTTGTCGAGATAAGTCTGATCTACTTCGACTTTTGCCACATGCTTGCGGAAGGATAACAGCATTGTCTGCCCCTCGATTTTCGCAATCTCAGCCGCTTCCACGATTTTAATGCTTTGGTACTGCGGTAATTTAACTTTTGTCATTTCAATATCCCTATTGATAGGCATTTAAAGCCACTTTGCAGAGTTCAGAGCGGACGCAATCGTCGGCTTCAAACTCAATCAACCCAACGTGCGCGTTTGGTTTAAAGCGGCGCAGTGCGTCGGATAGCCCGGACTCTTTATTACCAGGCAGGTCACACTGCGTCACATCGCCGTTCACGATAACCGTAACGTTCTCACCCATGCGGGTCAGGAACATCTTCATCTGTGACGGTGTAACGTTTTGCGCTTCATCCAGAATAACCACTGCGTTTTCGAACGTCCGGCCACGCATGTAAGCGAACGGGGCGATTTCTACTTTGGCAATCTCTGGCTTGAGACAGTATTCGAGGAAGGATGCGCCCAGACGCTTCTGGAGAACGTCATAGACGGGGCGGAAGTATGGGGCGAACTTCTCACCCACATCGCCCGGAAGGAAGCCCAGATCTTCGTCAGCTTGCAATACGGGGCGAGTGACGATGATTTTGCGGACGTCTTTATCCAACAGCTTCTGCGCGGCGACAGCCGTGGCAAGGAACGTTTTGCCGCAGCCGGCTTCACCGGTGGCGAACGTCAGAGGCTTGTTTTCGATGCTGATAAGATAATGCGCCTGAGCCTCGTTACGAGCCTCAACTGGCGTATTGTCTCGCTTTGGTCGTGGGGTCTGAGCGTCGGTCAGCTCATCGACAATAACGTAATCAACACGACGGCCGCGGAACGCACGATTCTCTTTTACTGCTTTACGCGCTACCTTACGCGCATGTTTGCGTGATGTACCCATTTTGATTCCTTTCAAATGGTTAGGTGTCGCAATAAATATAACTGCATTGGATAAGTAAATCATTACTTATTTTAAAAATAGCAAAAAGGAGCCGCGAGGCTCCTTTAATTATCTGCTCTAAAAAGTGTCTATCGTGATGCTCAATGGTTGCTGTGGGTCGAAGTACAGCTTAAAGGCCAATGTCGCCATCAGTCTTTAAGCTGTAGCCTCCGAAGAGGCTACGGCCACAATCAGTTCTTACCGGCGTTAACCACAACACCTGCACGACCAGCATCAGCTTTGGCGATTTCGAGGCGGGTTTCGCGCTCTGCGGTAATTTGACCGCGCAGCTCTGCAACCTGTGCTTCCAGATCGGAGATGCGTTGGTTTTTAGCAGTAGCCTGGGCTTTGTGCTCCGCCAGCTCAACTTTATGCTGGGATACCAGATCGCGGTTCTCAGCGCCAAATTTAGCAGCAGCAGCCTGATAACCAGCTTCACGCGCTTCGGATACTGCGTACTCGTTGTCGGTTTTGGCCGCGACCAGGTCGGAGTTTAGTGCATCCAGATCAGCGTGAGTGATAACGGCATAACCGCGTGCTTTCATCAGCTCGGCCAGAACCTTGTCTTCGTTTTCGATTACACGCAGACGCAGCTGGGCTTTGGATTCGCGCTCGGAGGCAGCGATCTGGTTTTCGATATCAGCCAACTGACCCTGTTTAAATTCAATTTCTTCAGTCAGAGTTACGGTTGACTGAGACAGAGCGGCCAGATCAGCGAACAGCTTTTGGCCGTCAGCAACAACTTTAACCAGTGCTTTAGTGGAACGCTCAGCTACGGTAATAACTTTTTTGACTTCAGACATGTGTTTTCTCTTTGTAGTTTAATTTATATGGTTCGCAACGCTACTCTTCTGGCCGTTCAACCTGAATTTCACGTCACTTGCACTTTACGTTAGTGCCAGACGAGGCTTGTGGCTCGGGTCTAATGGCTGTTTATGCGGTTGATGGCCGCACCATTTAGACCTCGACACTAAGTGATGTATGGAATCACATCATCTTAGATAAGTTACCCAAGCAGGACTCGAACCTGCATCATCGGACTCAGCATCCTCTCGACTTACCGTTTTGTCGCATTGGGTATCCAATCTGAAGGACTCTCGAAAAAGCCCTTTAGGTTGGCGCAAACAAGCGGAATCGAACCACTCTCTGCCGGATAAGACGTCTTCCTCGGCCGCAGTCAACCAGACTGCTTTGTTTGCTTGCACCTCTTTTATCGTTAAGAGGAAACGGACTGAGCCTGTCACCAAACAGCGGAGGCATATTTGATGGCCTGGAGTAAAGATCGAGGCGATGAAAAAACCTCTTCAATCGACTAACATCTCAGTCTGCCGGTGTTCGCCACCTCCGGCTGGGCTATGGCCTACATATCAAGCTCTAAACGAGTCTATCAATAGCAGAAGAAAGTCCGATCGTTAGCACGCACTTTCTCAAAACCTTCTACACGCTTTGAGAAAGGCGCTGCGTCGCAATTTCAAATTAACCCAAGATGAAATGAGACATTAAGTAATCACACACGACGCAGCTGTTTGGGCGGTCAGTTGCGGACTGAAACCGGGATATGGTTATTGAAAATGCTCCTAACCACCCAAACAGCTGAAACGTGGGAGAGTGACGCGGGAATCGAACCCGCAATCCTCAGCCTCAAATATGCTATTTGCATTTCACACATCAGGCATCGGAATAAACCTTTAAGTCACCAGACTTCGCTCGCCGACGCTATGCACAGCTAATCGACAAACTAAAAGGCCATCACCCATGTTCGCAGAGACTCGCCGTCTGACTCTATCGCGTGGTTAAGGGTACGTGGGTCAGTATCGCCTATTCACCAGCAAGTCTCTGCTATCCATTAGTAATCACACCGGATCAGTGCGCCGAATTTGTTAATGAGGAATCGGAAGACCTCACTGACTTATAGGCTGTTAAGCCGCCATCAGAACTACATCATCGTTTGCATTTACTTTGTTGGTCAGTTTCTAAAAAACCGCAAAGCCGCTTAACGTCGAAAACGAGTTAATCTTAGTGAAAACTTATAAATAAGTAAACACTTATTTATCTTTGTTTTTATTTTTTTTGACGGTTACGATGTAACCCTTTGTTGTTACTGTGTAACTTCTATCGTCTCGAATCCCATCCCAGCGGAGAGATGTTAAGCTAATCAACCTCGATACGACGTTTTCCATCATGTCGTCATTAACGAAAAACTTAACCGTCACCATATCAACGATCCGAGATACAGCTCTCGTCACGGTGTAAAAAATACAAACTAGAATAAATGCGAGCAAAATATAGTCTGTCATTTAACATTCCTTATGTCAGTCGAGTGAACCACTCGATATACGCGCCGCCCAAAGCAAATGACGCCAGTTTTAATTTCCTGCTTAATCAAATCGTGGGTAACAACTACGCCGAGTAGAAACCCGGCGATAGCTCCCATCAAAAGATATGGGATCAACTAAAAGCTCCTGCGTTGACAAGTTCAGCCAGAACAACCCTGCCTCTGGTCGTCAGCTGAAAATTCTTTTGCTTCCCTTCAGGGGAGATATTTTCAACGAATCCCATCCGCTCCAGTTTTGCACGAGTCTTCGGGCGCCAGTGTTCGTAGAAACTCTCCCACTGGCTTATTTCTCGAAGCGTGCTTTTTTCCAACTTACTTAACTGGATCATCTACACCTCCCACAGCTAATCCCTTTGCCTCAGAGGTCACATCGACAATTCGGTAGATTCGACCTCTGAACTCCATAACCCCAGCCTTGATACTGTCCTTCTTTATCGACACAAAAAACATTCCACCCAAAACAAAGCCCAGCAAAAAGGTCGACAGACCAAAGCCAATAAGGTCACTTATCATTCCTTATCCCCTATGCGGTCTTCAGTGTCACGCAGACAGGATGGCCATTTCAGACGAGGGTGACGCAAACTGCCGTCTGGCGTCTCTTCGTGGGCATTGACCTTCACGATGCGCCCGATGTACTTATCCTGATTGTTCCAGATCTCATCCAGGTACATGTGTTTAATGCCCGATGCCTCGACCTCAACACCGTTCTCCAGGCGAATAGTTACCGAGCCGAGAGTGTGGGCGAATGCCGAATCCTCTTTACCTGGCTTGAAGCCGATAATCTCGCCGTCAGCTTCGATCTCGTCCTTCATCTTCCACCAGCTTTTTGTGCGCTTAAACTCGTAAACGGAGAACGGATCTTTCGCCATATAGCCTTCTTCGTTGGCGTCCAGAGCCGCCATGAACAAGTCGATAAACTCTTTATGGCTATGTACTAACTGGAAGTCATGCAAACGCACGTCGCCTTTGTACTGACTGTCCGGGCGGCTCTTCCAGTTTGTCCAGCTGCACAAGTCGATATGGCGGTCTTTTAACTTGCGGCCTTCTTTCTTGTACTCCTTGGTTTTGGCAATGGCTTTCCATTCCGGCAAGAAGTAATCGAAGACGTGGAATACGGCGCCAATAGCTGATACGCCTTTTTTACGCAGTGCTGAGATGGAATCGTTGAACGAACCGGCCGTCGCTTCGCCATCAAAGAAGATGTGCTTATGCGGCGTCATACGCGCCAAATCTAATACCGCTGGCTTCAGATGGTCGAGAGACGTTACCGGGTTGCCGGTACGAGACAGGAAGTTAACCTCTGCCTCGTCAACGATGACTTCGGCAATGACGCGCATCCCGTCCAGCTTGAGGCTGGCAATCATCGGGAACTTGGCTTTCGGGTTTTCCTTGAACGGGTACTTGTCGCCTTTTTCTTTGTACGACGTCGCCAGCTGAACCTCGAACACCGGAATCGGGTTGTCGAAGATTTTATTGCACAGGCTAATACCGATGCCGGCCTTCGGATCTTTAATCAGGAAGCGGCGGAACACGTCTTGCCCTTCCTCTGTCATGTCTGAAATAGCTTGCTCCACCATCGCAATAGCGCTGTTACCAGTGAGCTTACGGCTGGCCAAGGAGTTGAGAATATCGATAGCGTCTTCATCAGAGATTTTATTCTCAAGCGCTGGCTCCGCGACGCTGTATTTCTTCACCCCGAATCGGATGAATGGGTTAAGCATCAGTGACACCATGCTTTGTTCGAATGCGTCCAGCTCAGCCAGGGCTACTTTCTTGGCATTGGTTCCCATAGCTTTAATGGCGTCTAGTTTTCCACGCAGAGCAATCAACTTTTCCATTATTGAAGCTCTCCCGCAACAACGACAGGCTCATCCTGAGAATCGAGGATGTCGCACTGTTCGCTTTGCTCTACCATCGGTAGATCACTCGGTTTTGGTTCGTAGGCATCAAGAAAATCGACGGCGTCCATGGAGAAAATCTCATTGTCTTTGTTTTTGAAAATGACAGTCAAAGGGAAACCGGGCTTGGCGGTAAGCACGTTGCTAAGGCACACCATCTCGTAGACGTCGTCAGAGTCCTTAGCGGCCCACAGCTTACATTCAGGAACGATCGGGCGGAAAACGATGTTGCGGTTAATCTGGAAGCTGTCGAACCAGAGTGTTCTTTCACCTTCGTTGACAATGTCAATGCTCACGGCAATACCATGAGACGATGCTGCCTTTGGCAAGCAATTAATCCATTGCGGAACGTCCGCGGTAGTGTAGATCATCTGGCATACTTGGCCTACTTGTGGCTCGAACTGACTCATGTGTTTTCCTCTGTTTTATTAACTTCTGCGTTTACCGCTTCGGCGTAAATGTCGACGAGAACGGTTGTTTTTTTGATTTCCGGCTTTGGCGTCACTCTTGAGCCAAACGTCGCAGCACGCTTGTTGCGCGTTGCGCTTTTAGCTGCACGACTCTCAATTTCCTCTCTCAGCTTACGCATCTCTTCGAGGCCATCGATGAAGTAAATCCGCTCGCCTGTTTTAACTTCTTCCAACATCATCTTGACCGCACGACACTTGCCGGCACGAATGGCTGTCGCGCACGAATCGAATGAACCAGGCGGGAGTCGATTCTCTTTAAATGCCAGTACGGTGTGCTGACACACCGTATAGGAAGAGCGCGTCGGCGATCCGTTGATTAGAAGTTCCTCGCACAGCATCGAATAGCTATTACTGCCGCTAATTGACGGAAATTTGCTAAAGTTGGTTTTCATAGATACTTATAGTAAATGTTTACTTATCATTGCGCCAGTCTAATGCTCTGGCGCAGGCTTGAAAGATTTTTTACGAGGGGATTGTTACCAAGAACCCCAAAGAGGGTTTTCCGCGACGAGGCTGTGTACTTCTGCATGTTTTATCGCTTCACGGACGTGAGCGAGAGCGTAGCTTTTGCCTTCTGAGAGCATGGCAGCTTTGTCATAACCAAGACGGGTAATCATTTCACCAGGTCTTGCGAAAAGACCGCCGAAGCACTTCGACACGGCCTTAACCGACTCAATCTCATCCATTTCCCCGTCGTATTCGCTGAAGAGCTGCATTTCAATGCTTTCATTGAAACGGTTTTTTGCCTGAGACGACTTCTGGTCTAGGATCGCGTCAATGATGCCGCCAGGTGCTTTAAGTGAAAAGGCACGAGAATAGCCTGGCGTCTCGAATGCGCTCGAATGCACGGCCGTAATGGCAGCAGTCTCTGGTGTATCATCTACAATTTTAGGGATCTTCGGCATTGAAACAACTTCTGTCGTCATCGTAGCCCTAAGTGAGCGCAGGACACGATCAAACTCTGGAGCCTGCAGGACGCCGCTTTCCAGCATATAGTTAGCGAAGTTTTTTACCGCTGCAGGGCCGACGTATGATTCATAATCCTCGGCTTTTATCATTATCGACTTCTCGTAGAGTGACATCGCCGGCCGCGGGCTTCCTGCATAAAAAATACCTTGGAACACCTTCGCCTTCAGATAGTCCTCGGCGACGTCAGTAAGGTTGACGATGACGAACAGCTCGAAGTTCCGATCAGCCGTTAAAGTTGACGAAATGTAAATCCAAGGCTCGTTAGGGGTGGATATGGTGACAGGCATCTTAATGCTGATGCGTTGATTCGCCTTTTCACAAGCCTCTTTAACTATCCGTTCTACATCTCCATCTTTAAAGATGTGCGCCGCTTCGCTAATGGCTTTTCTGACGGCTTCGTCGATGCTCTTGATATACATGTGCTCTCCTTTTTTATGAATCTTATACAAAATGATAAGTAAGTGCTTATCTTTTTTACGGTCAGAGAAGTGCTTTAATACCGTGTAGTTTCGCCATCATTTCGAGCATCTTGGTGTATGGCTTCGCTCGATAGTAGGCTTTCAGAACCTGCTCGATTGTCGCATCGCCTGGGTCTAAGCCTTCCTCTCCGAGACACGCGATTTTCACACGTAACCCGATGCCGGCTAATCGCTTGGCTGCACCAAACGTGTTGTGTATTGCCTGTTTTTCGGAGTCCCACATCATGACGACCGTCTCTAATCCCTTTTGCTTCAATCTCAAGAATGCGCCAAGCTGATCCTCGGTTTCACCATCCAGCGTGCCGGACAAGTGCATACCGAACGTTCCTATCGGCTCCACATACTCTCTCAGCGATTCCTCAGCAAAAAGAGCACGCTTTATGCCCATAACGTCAAAAGCGCCCTCAGAAACGATTACAGTGCGTTTCCCGATGGCATTGTGTCCGTTGTAGAGGAACTTGCCAGATGCCGGCAGTGATATTGGAAAGAGATAACGACGATCTGACTCACCAGTAACGTCGCGCCCCTGAAACGTCCGCATTTTGCCGTCCAAATCGTAAATGGGGATCAAGATGCGCATATCGAAAGACTGGACGTGCGGTCGTCCATTTCGCTCATCGAGATAAACGTGCGTACCCTCGACGCAGTACCGCAGATCAAAGTAGGTCGCCAGCTCCGGGGAGATGTCACGATCAACAAGATACGTTGGAAGTTGGCCTTCAATTGGCAGCTGATAATGTGGAGGCAGGATAACTTCAGACGTCAGCTCAACATCCGACTTTAGCTCAATCTCTTCTTCTTTTGGGCGCCAGCCTTGCTGCATCAGTTCGTTGCGGATGTAACGCTGCAATCCGCGCCATGATTCGCCGGTATGGTATTTGATGAAGTTCAGCTTGTTAAACTGCACCTCCTCCGGGTGATCACCGGCGAAACACTTGCCAAGGCCAGTAGTCAGGTTGAAGTAAACCTTCCACTTACTACTTTTGCAGCACGGACATTCACGGATGTTGACTTCACGCCCCTTTGAAGTCCTTGAGCCACGACGATACGAGATCCCCTCTGTATCAAGCCACTGCTCAAAGTCGAATTCTTTCATTAGTTCTTTTAATTCTGACATTTGATAAACCTTGCATTTAGCCGGCCATAGATTAATATGGCAGTACATGTGTTTTCTTTTGTGGTTTTATTAGCAAAAGAAAGCTTGAATTTCTGTATTGAAATTAAGGCGTTCCGCTTTGGAACGCCTTCATTTTTCCTACATAACGTCAATGATTCGCTTAATGAATCGCATCTGTTCCAGATCCTGAAGCACTCGCAAACTAACGCCGCCTTTCTGGTTACGAGAACCAGCAAAATACAGACGTGCCTCGCCTTTAGCTTCTTCCTCTTCGGTCTTGTTGATTGAGATAATCAGGTCACAGATACGCACCTTCTCGATGTTGTCCGCGGCGTGCATCATCGTCGCAACTTCAGAGGAACCACCTTCACGGTTGGTCTGGGACGCTGTCATACCCGCCACATCGTGCTTATCCATGACAGCACGTAAGTCGGTGTAGATGTCCTTCACATCATTGCGCGGGTCTTTGGTTGGCGTGGTGGCACGCATCAGATCCGCATAGTCGACAATGACCATGTCAGGTATCATGCCATTCACTTTCATGTTGCTGAGTAAGCGGTCAAGGTCTGCAGGTGAAAATGTATTGGCGCGACGCTCAACAATCCACATGCTTCCGATTTTCCCATCAGCACCCACAGAGCGAAGCTTTTCCGCAATATCATCGCGGCGCTCAATAAGTTTTGACATTTCTGTTTCGGAGATACGGGCATCCCAGCGATCTGACAGGATGTCTTTATGTACCTCCAGTGAGACATACAGGACGTTGTAGCCTTTCAGCGTGGCATTGATGCCGAACTCACCCATGGCCGTCGATTTACCCGATTTTGCGAAGCCCATGAACAGAACCAGTTCTTTACGCCCCCAGCCTTTTTGGTGAAGCATTTTATCCAGTAACGGAATGCCTGTTGTTACGCTGTTAGGTACGAAGTCATCGGACGCCTCGTATTCGCGACGCTCATGTCGTTCGCCGGAACGTTCATAGAAGCTGTACACGTCATCCATATCGGATGCGCCGACCATGTCCACCTTCTGCATGACCTGCATCGCACGCTCAAACTCGCCTTTCTCCTTCAGCTCCGCCGCCTTGATGAACGCATCATCAAAAGCAACCGAACGCGCAAAAGTCACGACGCGGTCAATCATGTAGCCGGTGTCTTCCAGCTTCTCGGTCAAAATACGCTTCATCGCATTAACGACTTCAGGCACGAACTCTTCTCGAATCTTTCCGCGCTTCTTCGCCTCCTTAATCATGTCGATGATGAACTCTTTCGACGGGGAGCTTTTGTACGAGCGGAAATAGCCGGCCACAATGCTGACCAGGTATCCATTTGCCTTGTTGGAGAATTGCTCAGGGAGAACCAGATCGCCGGCTCTGATCAGAAACTCTCTGTCTCGGCAGTAGTACGCAGTCAGGCGATCTTCAAACCCAGCGTCAAATTCTTCCGATAGCGGTCGTCCTGTGTGAACAGGCGTCTCAAGCGCTGAAGAGGTAGTGGTCATGTGCTTTCCTTATTGTTTTAAACAACTTGTTTTCTTAATTATGTTCAATCTTCGCAGGCGCTCAAATACAAGCCTTGAGCATCCTGAATAAGCTTTGGATACCGCTTTGCTGCCACAGCTTCCGGGATAAGACGACGGAGATAGACGGCTGACAGGACACCATTGACACGCAACGAAGGCTTCATCGCGTCAATGTGCTTAATGACCCACATGCAGTAATCTTTCTGCATTTCCGGGGCCACCAACTGCGGCATGTTGTGGTAGCTGAAGATGCTGTCATCGATGCGGATCTGAGAGCGGCGGGAAAGCTTCTGCTCAAATATCTCAACAAGATCGTCTTGCCAAAGATGCTGGGGGCGAGGGAGATTAGCCCACAGACGCTGCGCCGCGATGCTCAGTATCGTTGAGATGTAATACTCATACGAACAGCAATACTTGTCCGCAAACTGGCGAGCACGCCAAAGTGAGGTTTTTACCCCCATTCCGTGATCCTGATAGGCGACGCGCTTTAGTCCGGTACGATACGGAGCACGCTGGAAGTCGTCGCGACCGTGAGTCAGCATGATGCGTGCGTACTCGATCTTATAGATTTCAGAGAAAAGACAGGTGGCAACCAGCGGATGCATATTGCGGTAATCGAACCACTTTGTCGCAAACAACTCCGTCTCACCTGAACAGCGAGAGAGACCAATGTTTTCGGATACCCATCTGTCCATGTCTGAGGTTGTCATCTCCTGCATGAACGCGTACTTTTCGCCGTCTGGTGTGTTTAATAATCTGTCCATACCTAAATAAGCTCTTACTTACTTTTTGGGGAGATGATAAACGCTGGCGTGGGGTTTTGAAAGCGGAAAAGACAGGTTGTTTGCTTGAGGCCCAAGGCGGTGATTCTGGCTTCCGTCATACCCCTTTATGTTTTAAAAACAAAGAAGAGATATATAATAACTACCAGAGCAAGGCTTTCAAATAACACCCCAGACACAAAGAATAAGGCGCTGAAAGCGCCTGATTCTTTCAGTATTCTGGGAGTTTTAGGAGTCAAAACAGTGCCTGGCTCCTATATATATTTAATAGCTTTTTAAAGTCTTTAAAAGATAAAGGGGGGATCGCCGATCTACTTCTCCAGCTCACGGCGGATTTGTTCGCCGCGCATTTCTGCTTCAGACGCTGGAGTCTCGCGAAGCACGGCAATGGTTTCCGCAATACGCTCAGGCGATTCGCTGGCCAGATTCATGATGGCGGCACGAATAACGTCTGAACGCGTGAAGCGATTCCAGCGGTCAACGTTCTCCATGACAGAGATAAGGCTGATGAACTCATCCTCGATGCTCATCGTCCGGCTCTTGATACTGGACTTCCCACGAGTAGGTCTTCCCTGTGGTCGAGTCGGGGAGCGCATAGGTTGTTTTACTTCTGACTCCGTGGATTGCGAAACTTCTTCCGCGGCTTGTGGCTTTTTAGCCAGATCACCCATTTTCATTTTACTGCGCCTCCAGACTCATCAAATAATCAACCAACTCTTCAATCTCCGACTCCGCCTTTTTATCGCGGTCTTTTCCTTTCATTTCGAAGATAGACCGTCCAGCCTCTTCTGCATCGTCATACACGTTACGAGTGTAGATATTGGTTGGAGCACATTTAATGCCGAAAGACTCGATAATATCTTTGGACGAAAGGATACGAGACACCTGAGACGGCAGTGACGGGCACTGATTCAAGACGGCACGAATTTGAACTTCCGGGTTTGATGATTTTACGCTTTCGAGCACAGTGTCCAGATCTCGCAGTGACTTCAGATCGCGCCGCTTTGGTCTGAGCGGTAGCAGAACGATGTCGGCAATAAGCATAGCCTCACGCTGAATTTCTGAGTCGAAGCCGCCAGCATCAACAACGATGTACTCATACCGGCCATTCAAAGACTGAAGGTGCTTTACAATGTCATTCTCAATGTAAGAAAAGGCGATGAGATCGAGATTTTTATTATTGCGGCGCTCTTCGCACCATGAGGTTGTCGTCTGCTGGATGTCGATGTCGGTAATGTGAACCTTTTGGCCTCTCTTCAGTTGCAGACCTGCTGCTACCTGCTGGGCGACCGTAGACTTACCCGGCCCACCCTTCGTCCCGCCGACGATGATGAGTTTGGTTTCCATGATTATGCCTTGTAGTTTGTTTATTTTGAAAACAAGATGTTTTCTTATGTTTCTTATAGCCTAAAACAAACAAGGTATAGTGACAACAAAAACCATTCAACTAACTGGACGTATACTGGTCTATGTTAAAAACGCCCCTAAGCGATTTTGGGGCGTTTTCTCTTTAACTGGTGTGATTGCTTCTCCCCCATCCACAAACACGCTCACCGACGACGTCATGCGCCAGAATCTGTCTTTTGGTCTCCTGAGTCAGCACATCGTCTCGGGAAATGTATATCGGACTGGCCGTCTCACAGAATGAAAGGCTTTGATGTTGCTTAATCACGCATCCAGTTAGCAGAAAGCTCATCGTCCACAGCGCCATCACCCATGCGCCTGATCTTATCAGTCGTTTCATTTTTTACCTCAATAGTCGTGCTTAGCCGCTTATTCTCTTCACGTTGATTTTTAATCTCCGCCGATCGACGAGCTGCGCGGCCACCCAAAATATACGCCCCAAAAAGTACCGCAATGACGGCCGAAGCCGTCATTACGAACGCTTTGATACGGGCAATTAAGCCTTCAATCATTGCGCAACACCTCGCTGATACTTCCGCACCTGGGCTATGGCGATGAATACCGCTACGGCGATTGTCGCGATCCCAAAGACAATGCGAACGGTATCCCCGCTCGAAATATTGCCCTGAGCCTTATCCATTGCCGCACTGATCTGCGGAGCAACGTCGGCCAGTTGCGCCAGACCGATACCTGCTGTGACGGTTGCGCCGGCCGTTTCCTTAGTGACCGGAATGGATGCGGTGGTCTTCACGGGCTTAACGACACCAGCCCGGCGCAACCCTTCGTCAATGACGTCGATGTTGTACCAGGTGTTATCAGTTCGCAGCGGGCCTTTGCCGTTCTCATGGCGAATGATTGCCTCAACGGTCGGTCGCATAATCTCGTACTGATGCAGATCGATTTCCATATCAGGAGAAACGCCTACCGCTTTGGCGACAGCCTGAACATACGCCTCGGTGTCGTTTTCACTCGGCGGCGCCCAGCGTTCGATGACTTCGCGGATCGTGTCGATTCGTGAGCCGTCTTTTGCTTTGCGCTTGTCGTGATAGGTAATGAGCGTAACGGCCAGCGCACGCACACCCCATGTCGGGTCTTTGAAGGTAGCAAATCGACTTTCTGCCGGGTTAGCTATCAGACCTTGCCACGGATTCGTGTTGTCCAGATTGCCTGGGTTGTTGTTGCGTATTCCTCTTGGAGTCATCCTTTTCCCCTTAGTTTCCAATGCCGCTTTTTACGCCATACGCTGCCAGTCCCAGCAGCAAGGCGGTGATCAGGAAAGAAGTAACTTTGGACACGACACCGCCGAAGAACCCACTTGAGATGGCGTCCATTCGGTTCAGTAGCTTGTCCAGATTCGCGTGCTGAATGCTGTGCTGGGTCGCGGTCATATCTCCCAGGTACGCTTTCAGTCGCTTATCCACCTCTTCCCCAACCTCGTCACGAAGTCCTTGCAGAACCTCTCGTGCGACGATTTGAGCAATGCGTTCCACTTCCTTGTGGCTCACACCGGGCGTCTCGTTTGACATTGTTAATCCTCCATGACTGTCAAACCTAAATCCGCCCGGTTATATCACAGTTCAAAATAAAAGTAAGTAAATACTTACTAACTATTCAGAATGAACAAATGCGCGTAAATCTCTGTTCTCAGCTCTGAGTTCACTAATCTCCCGCGACAATACCTGGATAGCACTTAGAGCGTCCATTAATAAAGGATTGGAGTCCAGCACAAGTTTTTCAATTACCTCCTGATGTTCTGGTTCAATTTCATTACCTTCATCATCCTTTATGGCTGGGCGGTTTACCACACCTTTACTCACCTTCACGTAGCACGGGTCAATTTTCTGAAGCTGCTGAGCAATCACACCTCGACGCTGGCGCTCTCTCTCGTCATCGTTATAGATGAAAGTAACTAGTTTCATGGCATTGATATTTTTCAGCGACTGTAATCCATCTGTGGGTTTAATATCATGCTTGAGGTTTTTGTCTGAAGTTGCGGCCCACGCTACATCACCTCGCTGACTATTCCAGATCATTCCGTCGCTGCGATGATGCCAGTATTGTACGGATGCACCATACCCTTTGACTTGGGTAACGAGACGGTGGTTGTAACCTATGTGTTCCTCAAACCAAAAATTCGCGCCAGCGTTCCCGTTTCCATCAGAGCCTACAGTTGCGAATTGGCTACACAAGATTGGGGCAACTCGAATATCACCGATATTTCCGCCGGGGTCACTGTCATATTGCGCAATTAAACCAGCTCTACTCGCAGCGCGTACATACTTATCTGCTTTTATACCTTCTTGCGCTCTTATATTTTTGGAAACTCTTATACTGCATTCAAAACCAAGTGCCACAGGATCATCCGCAATAATTCGATGAGTATAGTCGGCTGCGCTATTCCCATAATGAAAATCGATGTAAGGCGTGGAAAATGAAAGCTCGATACTTTGCGATCTAACCTGATAATCACTTTGCAGAATGCCTTTGGCATAAAGTGAATTCGCGACTTTGACGTCACCGTTAGCTTCAACGCCAAAAATTTCAGTCTGCCCATCAGTTGCCGATATCCGGTCTTGATCACTTCGAACGACTGAGAATCGAGATGATTTTCCAACCATGACTTTCCCATAAGTGCCGCTCTTCTTGACCAGACCAATATCGCCGTTCTTTCCAAGAATGAAGCCTGAGTCGTCGCTATCCAGGCTTTGTGTGCCGGTGTAATTATTACCTCCGGCAAGCTTCGCCATTCCCTTAATAGCAGGAACAGTAACTGACGTTCCGGTAATAGGATCAGTCATTGTAATGTTACCTGTCGACGTCAGCGCGGTCGACCATCCTTCAACAACACTCCGCCACAGAGAAAAGGCGCTGGCGAGTTGGTTTGCAAATGCGGAGGTGCTGGCTGTCTCTGATGTGATAATGCCATAGGACGCCCCAGAGAACGCTGTCGTGATGTTTCGGGTAAGAGTCAGCTGCGTGTCACTGTCGACGGATTTAATCGCGTACAAGTCCGCGCTCCCGTTCCGATACACGACAAGAATGGAACCCTGTTGAACGCCAAGAGCGGTCTGCGACCACTTAGTCGTTACACCGGTCACTTTCGCCTGATTTGCAGCACCAGTTACGGTGCCTACTTCATACATACTCATTATCTCTTCCTTGAGATGCCGCCCACTTCCTGTAGGCGGCTTTAGTTTTAGAAAATCCCCATTCTCACACGGAGACGGTTGTTTGAATCATAGACTTCGATTTTACCGTTTGTAATTACCGTTCTGGAACTACCCGGCCCTGAGCCATTTATATTCATCGTTCCATCGCGAGAGATTCGCCAGCCTCTAACGTTTTCTTGGAAACCCGAACTCATCAAATCCCCAACTTTAGCACTGCCTATTGAACCATCCTTAATGTAGGCAGCATTCATATAGGTGACGCCGTTGTCAATAACAAAAGGCGTAGTCGTGTTACCATTTGATGTGTTAATCAGCGCGAAGCGATCTGCCTGAACCAAGAACTGGCTCTGCATATTTTTACCATCAACACCGAGAGCGATACCCGCCGCATACTTCTGCCCGTTGTTGTTGGTTTGCATTTTCACCATCCAGGTACTGTTCAGCGCGTCATTGTTTGAAACAGCCTCTTGCAGCGTCTGGATAGATGCAGATTGACTGTTCAATGATGCGGTCATGTCAGTCTGCGTTTTTGCCATTGCGCTAATCTGAGTCGCCTGAGTCGCCTGAGTCGATTTGATAGACGCGATGCTCGTTGTCGCCGAGTTCAGATCAGCCTGGTTTTTGATGTTGGCCGAAGCCTGGGCATCAATCTGAGACTGAAGACTGGTGTTCAACGATGCCTGAGTGCTCTGACTGTCCGAAATGGTCTTAGACAGCTGATCCACTTTCGAAGAAGACGCGTCTACCTTCGACTGCATGGAAGACAGTTGCGACGTTTGGGCAGTCACTTTCCCATCGATATCGCTGACCTTCGTCTGCAACGATGAGATTGCTGTTGCGTTTGCATCCGCCGTAGCCTGTGCATCCGCAGCATCAGTGATATCGGTAATGACGAAATCATCAATGTACACCGCGTATCCAGGTGTGTTGGAGCCACTCTGACCACGAGTAGAAATCCATACATGGCTGCGGGTAACGCTCGGACTCACTTTCACTACACCAGTAAACTTAACCCACTGGTCGCGACCGCCAAGACCAGCCTCGTTGAACGTAATGCCCTGCCAGTCATTCCCACCATCTTTGTTGATGGAGTGCAGACCAACGACCACAGTCCAGCCAGACGGCGGGGCTTCACTTGCCGGCATCATAGCCCAAAACTCAACGCGATATTTCGCGCTCTGGCGCACCGCAGAATAAGAGCCGATCATCTTGTCGGAATTCCCGCTGGTATTGGCCGGGCGAGTAACCTTCAGACATTTGCTGCCGCTGCTCTTGAAGTCCGTCGTTACAATCGCAGTGCTGCCGCCTAACTGCTGATTGTTGTCATAGGTTTCGAAAGTACCGTCGATCCACGGGTTACTCTGGACCTTCAGCGTATTCAGGCTACTCTTCAGGTCAGTGACACTGCCACTCGCAGAAGACAAGTCTTTGCCTTGCTGCGTAACCGTGTTCTGCAGCGAAGACAGTGCTGAGGCATCAGCCTTAGAGCTGACTGTCTTATTCAACGTGCTCAAACTATTGTTCAGGCTGGTAACGCTGTTGGAGATATTTGAAATATCCCCTTCAGCATTGGACACTCTCGTCGTCAGACCGGAAACCGCGGACGTTGTGGCATCCAGATCGACGCGGTCAGTAATGTCGATGACGTAGAAGTCGTCGAAATACATCGCACCGGCGGACAGATAGGCGGTGATCTGTGTTGCCGCTACCGTATCCTTGGCCGGTTTCCAGGTGAAGCTAATCTCCTGCCAGTCGGAAGTGAAAGGACCGTACACTTTGCTCGCCAGCAAACCGGTACTGTCAGCGATACGGAACTTCGTATTGTCCGCAGCCTGGATGACGGTGCCTGAGTCCTGCTTAGCCCATGCGCCGATTTTGTAGGTGCGACCCTTCAGATAGGTAACATCCTGCCCGACGCCCACAGATCCGCCGGCAGCCAGCTTGAGGATTTTACTTCCTGAGTGTGGCACCGACGCTGCGATGACGGAGGCGATAGAGCTCCAGCCAGTGTAGCCATCCTTCTCACGCTCAAATGACGGGTTGATGATCAGGTTGCCCGGAATCTTGCCCGACGCATCGATGTTGGCGTTTGTCGCGCTGAGGCTGTTATTAAGCTGCGTCAGCGATGCGCTTTGGGTGGAAAGGTCTTTCCCCTGCTGCGTCACTGTGTTCTGCAAAGTCTGAAGCGCCGATGCATCTGCCTTTTTAGAGACATTGTCATTAACCGTCTTCATGTCGTTTTGCAGAGAGGTGATAGCACTACTGCTCGAAGCGATAGTGTCGCCCTGCTGCTTAACGGTGTTTTGCAACGTGGTGATCGCGCTGGCGTTCACATCAGCTTTCATCATCACGCCACCAGCCGCACCCAACCCGGTCATGATGCCGTTAACAAACTCAACGGACGTGGAAATAAATGCGCTGGAATCACCACCTGTAGGTGCGCGTAACTCCAGACCGTCGCCGGCCTTCATACCTTTACGGCCAAGGAGAATGTACGCGCCGCGATATGGCAGAGAGTTAATAACTTCAGTTGTGCCACCGAGCAACTCTAAGGCAGATGCAATCGAATTACGCTGACCCGACGGCTCGTCATAAGTCATCACGCAAACGTAAACGCCATTAGCCAGAGCCGCAATATCGTCAGACATCGCCTTCCCGTTGTTGGCAGAGCCAAAAACGTCATAGGTTTTGCTGGTATCAATGACCGTCGAGCCGTCGCTATTCGCTTTAAACGTGATCAGCGCATAGCTGCGACCAGGCGTAAACAGATTTTTACCTGACTCATCAAAGAAACCGTGATTGGCGCTGTTACCGTTGCCTTTCGCCGTTACCGTAAATACAGTGCGACGAGTCAGAGACGCCTGCATGGAGGTGATGCTGGTGTTCGCCGCAGTTATATTGGCTTCTGCTGCATCCAGATCCTTGCCTTGTTGGGTCACTGTATTTGTCAGCGATGACAGTGCCGACGCGTCCGCTTTCAGTGAGAGAGCGCTGTTAGCGCTACTCAGCCCATTTTCCAGCGAAGTTGTACGACTTCCGATCGAGCTAAGCGTGTCACCTTGCGTTTTGACGGTGCTGTTCAACGTATCAATCGCAGAGCTGTTGGCTTTGGTTCCAGCATCACGGCGGGTAGCAATGATGTTATATACGGTACGTGCGGAAGTCGCCCTAGCGCTTGCCTGGAACATCGCCTTTGTTGCGCCAGCAGGTACGGTAATAGCCGCAGATACACTCTTCTTCTCGCCAGCCGCGAAGGTCAACGCAGGGGCGTAGAGACAGAAATTGCTCAGTCCAGGGCCGTCGAAGCGGAGTCCCCATGAGATGGATGCTGCGCCCGCGCTCTGGCTCATCAGGCTCAAATCGATAATGTCGCCTGGCGTCACTTGGAAGTAGGACGACGATGGTCCCCAGCCTGAGCTGCTGACGACCGCCGCGTAACCATCAACAGTTGTCTCAGAACCACCCCAACCCTGAGCGCCGTTAAGCATCGCTGGGTTAGGAATGAGGTTTGCTCCGGCCGTCAGGTTATTTTCCAGAGACGTTACGCGAGAACCTTGGCCAGAAATGTCATTGCCTTGCTGTGTTACCGAGTTCTGTAGCGTCTGAAGCGCAGAAGAATCAGCCTTCTTCGAAACGTTGGCGTTTGTGGTGCTAAGACCATTCTCAAGCGACGTTGTACGAGAGCCGATCGAGGAAATATCGCTGCCCTGTTGGTTCACCGTGGACGTCAGAGAATCGACCGCCTTAGAGGTGGCATTCGCCGTATCCTGCGCCTTTGATGCCGCAGTGATGTTGCGCATATGCCAGTCAGTGACGTACCAGATCGTACCGAACGGTGAAGACTGGTTGATTTGCAGGAACGGACGAATGTAGCCTTTGTCAACCATTGCCTGGCTAACAGTGAACTTCCATGTTACGCGAGTCCAGGTGCTTGTAGCTTTGGTATTTCCGCCATTATAAAGCGGGGCACCTATCCCACCAGTTGGGCCGTTTGCTGTGCAAAGATAGAGGTTAAAGTCAGCATTCCCAGCGCCGCACGCCACCAGCACCGAAATCTCAAACACATCGCCCAATGTTGCAACGATGGCGTTGAAGTTCGGATGATGGTCACGGGACGCAAGTTTAGCCGCATATCTGAATGGACAGTTTGCTGGAACACCATCTGTGTCGGTTGTGACGACGGTAAAGCCCATCTGAGCGTACTGAGGGTCAAATGTAGGGTTAGTAATCAAATCCCCACTGCTCGCGTTCTCTGCGCGAATAGCCGCATTCAGAGACGTGATGCTGGAGTTCGCCGCCGTGATCCCATTTTCAGTGCTGGATACCCGGCCGCTCAGCGTATCGAGAGACGACTGCTCCGCCTTTTTAGCCACAGCTTTATTTGTGGTATCAAGGCTGCTGTTCAGCTTGGTTATTGCATCGTTCTGGGTGCTGATGCTGGACTCCGTCTTATCGACGCGACCTGACAGCGTCTGAAGCGCGGTGGAATCAGCCTTCGTGGAAACCAGATTGTTGGTGGTCGACAAATCACCCTGAAGCTTAGTGATCGCGGTATTCTGCGTGGAGATATTGTCTTCAGTTTTCTGGACGCGAGAGGTTACAGACTGAATAGCGCCGCTATTCGCGTCAACCGTAGTCTTCAGCGATGACAGATCGTTAGACGATGCCATATCGCTCGGCGCCGGAGACCACTCTGTAGGCATATTGCCAACTTCCAGCTTAGGGCTGGTGATAGAGACGGTCTGATCTTTCGTCGAAGATGCTTGGATGCGAGCAAGGATTAGTCTCTTAGATCCAGTTCCCGGCTTCTGCTTCCACTTAACCCAATAACGAACCCACTCAGTTGTCAAAGTGAATGACATACGACCATCGACATCACCGCCTGACACACCCTGGCTACTAACACTAGATATCGTCGAGTTAGGATTGTAGAAGTAAGCGGTCATGCTCTGGCCGTTCTCACCGCCTTTTGCAAAGAAACTGTAAACGTACTCTGCATTGTCGACTGGAGCGTCGAGAATGATCTCTTTGAGATCTCGATAAGAGCTACCAGCCTTTGAAGTCGCACTAATCACCGCATTGCCACGGAAGATCTCATTGGTTTTGCCAGACCAGCCGGTCATGTCGCCTGAGTTTTTGATCAGGTTGACACCGCCAATAGAAACATTATTGAGTGCGTTGCTGAGGTTCGTCACGCTGTCGCTCTGGCTTGCGATATCCTTGCCCTGCTGGGTAACCGTATTTTGCAGTGTCTGGAGAGCTGCGGCGTCCGCTTTTTTCGCGACGTTCGCGTTGGTCTGTTCGAGGCTGTTTCGCAGATCAGTAACGCTCTGCGAGGTGCTCGTGACGCGATCACCTACGGTGCTGACGTTTGAGGTGACGGCGCTAATGGCATTCGAAAGCGCGTTCATCCCAAGAGCAGAATTCAGCTGGGCTACCTTCTCGGACAGTTTAAAGCCGAGGTTAATGTAAGCCTGACCAGTCCATTGGTTCACCAGGAACTCAACCGTATTCCAGCCAGCTTTCAGATCAAAGCTAACCGTATTCCAGCCTGCATTACCAAAGGCAACCCTAACACCGTTCACGTACACGGCGCCCGTATCATCAAAAACACGGGACCCTGGTGCCATAGTGATGGTGGTATCAGCATTAACCTTCACGAAGGCTTTGTAATGCGCGATCACGTAACTGCCGGCGCTCGCAAAGTCCAGTTTTGCCGCGTCAGGAACCTCATCGATCGAGATTGGCGCCTTACCGTTGATATCGCTAAAAGTCGGCTCGGTGGTATTGTTCGCCAGTTGTACGCTGTATACGCTACGCACCCACATGTTCTGGCGGCCGTTAACCATCTGGTTTGACAGCGAAGTGATGCTGGTGGACTGCGACGCAATATCTTTACCCTGCTGGGTTACAGTATTCTGGAGAGAAGACAATGCGGAGGCGTTGGCGTCGATTTTGACACTATCTGTCACATCGATGACATAGAAATCATCAAAGCAACGACTCCCGGCTGTCAAACCGTTGCTCAGCGTAACCGGAAGCTTGGCTGTCTCCGTGGCCTTCCAGCGACCGGAAATCAGCGTCCAGTCGGAACCGATCGTCCCGCTATTGTACGGTCGCTCAAACACCGGCTGACCAGCGGAGTTGCCGATCCGCAGTTTGTTGTTACCTGCTCCATTATCAGTGGTCGCTCCGAGATCCTTAACCCATACCCCGATTTCATACGTCCGACCCTGTACAAAGCTTACATACTGTCCCGGTGACACATAACCAACATCAACCTTCAGCGCCCGTGTCCCACCATGTGGAGTGGAGATCTCAACCACACTGGCTGCCGCTAACTGTCCGATATAACCATCCAGTCCTCGCTCAAACGACGGGTTTACGATGAGGTTATTCGGCATCGCGGCGGACGCGTCAGTATCGGCGATCGCGTTGTTCAGTGAGTTGTTCAGTTGAACGATGCTGTCCGCCTGGCTGGATGCTTTATCCTCGGTCGCGCTAACACGAGATGTCAGATCATTGACCGCCGTCGCGTCTGCTTTCTTCGCTACGTTGTTGTTTGTGGTATCAAGAGACGTTTTGAGGTTAGTGATGCTGCTATTCGCGGCAGAAATATCTTTACCCTGCTGCGTCACTGTTCCCTGCAGTGCGGTTAGCGCTGTCTGGTCGGCCTTTTTACCAACATTGGCGTTGGTAGTGTTCAGGTCATTTTGCAGTTTGGTGATCGACTGACCCTGAGTCGAAATGCTCGAACCCTGTTGATCCACTGACGTCTTCAGCGTCTGCAATGCTGAGGCATCCGCTTTATCCTTCAGGGATGATTTAAGACCGGTGATGTCCGACGCCATCGCTTTATCCTGAGTGCTCAGGGTGTCGAGGGACTTGTTAATGTTCGAAACACTGTCGTTAACTTTGGTCTCAAGAGACTGACGAGCTGTTGCTTCCGCTTTATCAGCAGCTACACGCGCCTGTTGCTCCTGGAAAATCAGGCCCGAGCCTACTTTGGACAGATCGTTACCGTCGTAAGAACCTCGCATCTGGACCGCTAGAGCATTGCGGTTTGCGGCTTCAGCTGCGTCAGCATCTACGCGAGCGGCTTTCTCATTCTGAAGTGCGGCCATGCCAGCGCCAGGCGTCGGTCGACCCACAGCAATCCAGTCAATCAGAAGATAGTTCTTGTCATCCTGACCTTTTAAGAAGTCAAAACGGAAACGGCGAATAGTCGTCGAGGCACGCCAGTCGATGTCATGAATGGACAAAGTGGCAATACCATTGGCGTCATACTCCGGCTCATCGAAAGTGATGGAACGTGCGTCACTCCAACCCTGCTCCGATGCGCCAACCCATAACAACTTCCCAGCCCATACCGGCTTACCGACTTTCTTAATGCGCAGTTTGATAAAGCGATAGGCATTTGCGTCGATTGCCATATTGTTCGGAGAACGGCATGTTGAAGTGCTATTTGCAGCTTTCAACCAACCATCGCTGGTGACATTCATCGGAACAGCGCTGCCGTCGTCCTCAGTCCAGCCTTCATTATCGGTATCGAAATACCAGATGTTCAGACTGTCAAATTGCTCGCCAGTACCAGCCGCAATCTGGGATATTTGCTGTGCCAGAGATTCGTTAGCCGTCTGCATTTGCGTGGAGAGATTCTGGATCTCAGACTGACGGTTATTCTTCTCTTGCAGCAGCCCGTCTGCGCGTGCGCGTGCTTCACTTTCAATGGTCGCGATTCGGTTAGAGGTTTCCTCAGAGATAGCATTAGCCGTCTTCGTATCAAGCGCTGAAACAGCCGCGGAACGATCGCTGACTTCTTTCTCTATTTTCGCATTGAGAGAAGAGGCTGAGTCACTAATGGCTTTTGCACGATTGCTGGCTTCCACGGCAATGGAGTCAGAGATCGCAGAAGCGCGAGTAGACGCCTCATCGGAAATTGCCTTGTTACGGGCGTCCACTTCATCAGCAATAGCTTTTGCACGAGCGGTTGCCTCACCAGCAATAGCGCTTGTGCGGTCGGTAGTCTCTTTACTAATTGCAGAGTTCAGGGCTTTTTTCGCTTCGTTGACGGCATTCGCGGACTCGGCGCGAGCATCATCAATCTGAGATGTCGCCTGGCTCTTCGCTTCTTCGATGGCGGCATCAACTTCTGTGGCCACGGCCTTACTGTCGATGTCGGCAATCAGATCCTGACCCAGCTCGGACTCGGTGATTTTATTTTGCAGGAACGAAAGAACGTCGCGCGTCGTTGCGACCGTCGCTAGTGGAGAGTTCAGCGCACTGAGCATTCCACGTTTGTTGGCTGCACGTACCCAATAATACCAGGTGACAGAGTCTTCAAGACCGTTGTGACTGAAGGTTGTGCCAGATACCTTGGCAATCAGCTGCGCTTTAGACTTATCGTTGGTCTTGGATGCCAGAACCTCGATGTGATCCAAGTCAACGGAAGCCGGGTTTACCCAATTCAGAACAATTGAACGATAATCGCCTACCGCAGTTAGACCGGTCGGGGCATCAGGCGCCGTCATGGTTCCCAGAACTTTGTAGGTGATGCTGATAGGATCAGTTTTGCGACCACCAACAGAAACAGCGTACACCTGGAAGTCGTACTGGCCGTTCTCCGCTACTCCACGAAGTTCGAACTGTTCTTCAGTTACGCGCTCAGATTTCCAGTTTGAAACATTCCCGGCATCGGAGCGGCGCCAGCTGATGTAATACTGAGCCGACTTGCCCTGCCATGTAGCGGTCAGAGAAACGGACAAGTTACCCGGAGAGGACAGATAAGTGCCTTCGGTAATCGCCAGACCTGACGGCTTTGAGAACGTTGGGTCAAGAACAGTGGTATTTTGCGGGATCAGCTGTGCGCCGCTATCAATAGCTTCGTATTTGGTCGGGTTGTTCTGAATAGCCGTGATATTGAACGACGTACCATCGTCACCCTCAGCAACGCTCACAACGCGTGCTTGTAGCGGAGTTAAGTCTGGTTGAGCAATGACCCACACTGCATCGCTTACCGGCGTCTCATTGGAGCTGAGAGCGGTTTTAAACGTGACGGTGGTGATGTTCTTCCCATTCTCCAAAATATCACGCCCAACCATCTTCCCTTCTGCGCTGAGGAAGGTGATATGGTTTCCAACTGAAGTCAGATCAACCGGAGCGTCCAGCTTGATGCTATTGGAGGTGTAGCCGATAATACGACCACTGTTGCGACGGCCAGCGCGGAATTTATCTGCGATCAGCACGATGTCGCCAGGCATCAGGAATACAGAGTCCATACCTACTGCAAAGGTGATGACGTCAGATTCCATGCGAGAGGTGTAGAGCGTCCAGAGACCAACACGATGCGCCTGGCCGCGTGAAGTACAGCCGAATGCGACTGACTCAGTTTTGCGGATGCCATAGCGTTTAATCGCTTCCTGATCTTCTACATACTCGACGCTCTGCTTGTAACCGTCCTCTTTGTTGTTGTAGGTGATAAGAGCAACGGAATAGCGATCTTTACGCGCCGAACCTTTGTAGGCAAATGATCCATTCACCACGTTGCTGTTGGAGAACAGCATCACAGGGTCTGCTGGAGAATCCTGCGTGATGTGAACCATGCCACCAGCCCAATAAACCATGCCACGGAATGCCCCTGCAATGTCCTGCACGACGCGATATGCATCTTGGCGACTGGTTATCTGGGTATTGATAGCGAAACGTTTCTCTTTGCCACCGAAGCCATCGTCGACGTATGCATCACAGTAGCGACCAATCTGATACAGCTCGCCGATGTTAATCATCGACTCCTGAACAAACTGACCCAGACCGTAACGAGTGTTCGTCAGCAAGTCGAAGAGAATCCACGCCGGGTTGGAGGATGATGCCAGCTTAAATGTACCGTCCCAATTGCCGTCGTAGGAGTTCGTGTCAGCGTTATAGTTTGACGGGACACGAATTTTCAAACCTTTAATCAGGTATGAACGAGTCGGCATTGAAGAACCGAACTGCTCTGAGTTGATTTTCAGGCCAACGAGCGCAGAGTTCGGATAGTTCAGGCTGGTATTGACAATCTCACCGATCGAATCGATGTAGGTGTCATCGTAGAGATAGCTGTTATCGGTATGATCTTCAGTCAGACGAATGGCACGCAGAGTATATGCCTTTGCCGGCTTCGGTAAGTCCAGAACATAACTACGGTAATAAACACCTGTCTTCTTCGCGGTCAGAGAAATGGTTGCGTTGGACTCTCCCTCTGCAACAACGTCAACAAAGCCGCCGCCATTACCTGCGTCGATCTGGAATTTAAACTGGACTGTCGTACCGTTAGTATCGCCGCTCTTTTTATCGATGCTGCGAAGTGAAGGAAACTTCATCACTACACGAACGCGATCGCTGTCCGCAGAATCCAGAGACACGTTAACCTGGCTCGTTTGCTTCAATTGACGCCCTACTGATTTCGGCGTTTCAATGAAGTCAAAACCATCGATGACACTTTGATCCTGAGAACCGTCGCGGAACCACCAGGTTACACCGCTGAAGTTGTAGGAATTGTCGCTATTCTGGAGCGGCGTGTCGTTCAGGAAGATGGATTTTGCCCCATCAATCAGACCACCGATAACACCCTCACCCAGCAAATCCAATACAGAAGCCATAGCGCGGCTGTTTACCGTGTCATTAGCCTCCACTGGCGTCCTTGAGCTACCGCCACCCTTACTGCCGCCGCGTCCTGAGATAATCAGGCCGTGCGCGACTAATTGCGAGAGACGGCTTTTTTTGAAATTTGGAACTTCCATTTATCCCACCGTTAAATCTGGTCAATAGTGATAGAGGAACTTGCGATTTGCGAGCCAACGAGAATTTCTTCGCCGTAGTTCAGCTGAACCGGGTTTCCCTGATTAGTAGTGTTTTGAGGCCCGTCGAAATAAAACGAGTCGGAGTTATCCGCTTGTCTCACTTCCGGGTTTTTTGCTTGTGGGGATAGGATCTGAGCCAGACCGCCCATCATCATGCTCATGCCGGCCACAACCAGCGCCGAGGATGTGCCTGCAGTGAAGATTTCTGTGAATGCACCAATGACCACCATCGCGGCGCCAATCGCGACCTGAACGTAGCCAAGCGTCTTCCCGCCACGTCCCTTTGGTATTGGCGTGATGCGTATTTTCTCAACATCCTTACCGGCGCCTTTCATCATGTATTCGGTTTCGTCAACCGACCATGTGGCTCCACTTTTGGTTGTGATTTGAATGTGATAACGGTCGTAAACCTTCGCATTACGACGAATCCAGGCATTTAAGCCTGGTTTGTTTGCGTCGATAAGATTGATGGCCTGCGCCGCATTTGATGCGCGGAGATGCCAGTGTCGGCCGAAGCGGTTTGCAAGTGCGCCGCCCAGCTGGACATGAACTAATTCAGACATTTTTCCTTCCCTGTTAATAACGCCCGATGACGCAAATGATGCGTAGTATTTTTCTGGTACATACCGCCGTAAGTGGCGTGACTGCTTAGCCTGTCGATTTGGTGATGCAGGATGCGGTTGTCACCAACGTAAACAGCGCAGTGATCTGGCATCTTCCCGTACTGAATGAAGAAGATGTCGCCCTTCTGAGGCTCTTCGCCATGGGCAAGACGGACGAGATTTTCATTGCGATAATTCAGGTCGAGAATGTCGTCGTCGCCCAGATACCACGACGGGATATGCAGGTGAGCGTTGGCGTTGATCTCGATATTGAATTCGCGTTTCAGATAGTCTCGACACAGCATCCAGCAGTCGAAGATGCCAAAGACATACGGTCGGCCGGTGTACGGCATTTCAAAGCCATTGGGCGTGATCACTTCCATCTCGCTTAAACGAAACTCGGCATCAATCTCCGGGTTAAGATTTTTCGTGACGGAGAAGATGAGCCAAGGTAGCTCCGTTGCCTCACAACCAGCGCGGTCGGCGTCAGAGGCCACTGGAGGGCGATCAGTGTGGCTATGCCAGATAGCCACAACCTCGCCCTCGTCTTCGGCAGCAATCACGTCTTCGTGATGCATGACAAACTCATTGGCCGGGTCTTCAGAGACGTTTCGCGCCTCAATAAAGCGATATTTCTCCCCCGATGTCTGGACGATGAACCCGCACGCCTCATTTGGATAACGGGCAATAGCGCATTGATATAGCGACTGCGTCACCGCGGAGCCGGCAATGGATTTAATATCACTGAACACGTGTTGCCCCCGGAAAGCCGCCAAAAGCGATGATCCCGTTGGCGAAGAAGTTTCGCCTGGCCTTACACGCATCGAGACGCTTGGTGCAGTAGTCGTCGCTGAGCGATGTGACCTGATTGTTGTTCTTGTCGAAGTACGGGCCTGAGTAGCCACACTCCGCTCCGCGGTATTTCCACGGGCAGCTGTTTTTGATGATCTGACGCGCAGGTAACTGAACGCCCATCAAATCAAATACACTGGACAGCTCAAATTCAACGCTATCTTTAGTTTCCAGTGTCTTCTGCTCAACGAACCAGATTTCATCAGGGAAGTGCTGAGAGGCGTCGGCGGTCGCGTTTCCAGATGGGAAGTTCGATGCGTCGAGGAAACGAGCCAGCGTGCGACGACGCGTGATTGTGCAACCAACCAGATCGTCATTTGCCGCGACTTCGGCTGAAATTGTGCCGCCATAGTTAGAGACGGTCATCTTTGGTCGAGGCAAAGAACCCGAACCCGTTTTATCGAACCCACTCGCCTTAATCGGCCATGGTAGATACTCAACTCCCTGCCAGACGACAGATGTGTCGAGATTGTTCGTTCCGGCGTGAAAGAAAAGCTTCCCGCCCGAGGTTGTTACCGACATATCAAGCTCGAAAAGCTCGATAACGGAGGATGGCGCCAACCTCTGAATTTCCGTGCGAATACTCATACTCATCCTTGAGTTAAAAACGATACCTTATATATTAATAAGTAAATACTTACTTATCAAGATTCAAAAACTTGTCTAAAGGTACAACTGATCTCCAAATACCCCGGATAGCGTTTAACAGTATGAGAATCACACACACAGATGATTTTCTTATTGCGCGGGGTCGTCCAGTAAAATGACTCAACTGCGCCGCGAGCTGTCAGAAAATCGTCGATAGCATTACCGATGCTGTAAGGTCTTTTAAACGTCAGCGCCCATTCTTCTTTAATGCGGTTAAGACCGGCTGACTGGCGCTGCTCGTAATCGTCACCAAACTTCAGAACGGTCACTTCTGGCTTTACGGTTTTCTCTGACTCAAAATCCGGGAACCAGTTAAAGGTTTGTCTTGCCATTTTTCTCTTCCTTGAGATGCCGCCCACTTCCTGTAGGCGGCGTTGTTTTTACCTGTTGCCGTTGGTGTTTTTGTTCAGAGAACCACCAGGGCGCTTTTCCTGCGTAATCGTTTCGAGAACGATGTTTTTAATGCGTTGGGCTGCATCGTTCCAACCTTTGCCGTCCGCATCCGAGCCAGACGTTGAGCTGGAGCCGTCAGAATTAACACTGATGTTGATGGCAACCGGAGCAATTGTTCCGCCGCCGCCAATATTCCCCGTCATCGTTACTGGAATCGAACGACCATCAGGCAGAGGGACATAGGCTTCATTGTCTTTCCCTTCACCAAATAGAGCCAGCTGCGGCGAAGTAGCGATCCCGCCTTTGGAGTAAGTCTTCAGTGGAATTACACCATTTGGCCCCATGATCCCACCCTTCTCAAATTTAGGAATGGGTGGAATGTTCTGACCATTGGCCTGCGTTGTTCCAGACCCACCAGACCCACCAGCTCCACTCGCTATGCTTCCAGCCCAAACAGACGTCGCCGCAGAAGCCATTGACATGCCGAAGTTCAACCATCTCCCCTTCGAAGACGTCGAACTAGCCCCCATCGATGCAAAGACCGCCGTCAACCCAGAAGCCACCGAGGATAGATTATTCATCGTCAGGATGTTGGCGCCGATTGCCTTTGTCTGATTACCCGTAGCAGTACCGAGACCAAGAAGTGACTTTGTAGAATTCCAGGCGCTACTAACCATCCCAGATAATCCGCTGTTAGCATTCTCAGTGGCCGTACTCATTTGGCTAATACCAGCACTGGTCTCCTTCGCGGACTGACCAATGGACTTGTCACCGTTGTTAACGGTCGCATTGTTGCTATTGCCACCAGACTTAACCAGACTCACGCCCTGATTCAGTATTGCGCCAGCTACATTGCCCGTCCCACCAGCGCCATTAGCCCCCATCCCCATCATGTTCATGATTGGCGCGGTAATCTGCGATTTAACAATAATGCTGGCTATGTCTTTGACGATCGACCTTGCAAAATCACTGAAACTAGCCTTGCCGTCCATGATGAAGTCGGTAATCGTGTCCGTCATACCGGAGAAAGCATTACTCCACGCTGTTTCGATCTGACCTGCGACATCCTCATATCCAACGGCCAGCTTTTGAGTGGCTGTTCCGGTTTCCTCAATCAGCGCTCTGTTTCCAGAGGCAACGAGTTTCTGAATACGCTTATTGAAGTAGTCGATGTTGGCACCCTGCGTCGGGTCTTTTTCCAACTCCTTCATTGCGTTGTCGCGCAGAGTGATTAACCCGTCTAAGGAGGTTTTGTATCGCTCCCTAAAGTCGATAACATCATCTTCACGATTATTTGGTGAACCTGCTCTGATAATAGCGTCAGAATCAGGCGCCCATGTAGAAGCCATCTGTTTAGCGCCACGACGGTTCATCATCGCGATGTAGTCTTCTGACAGACTACTCAGCTTAGCCAGATTCTCCTTGGCCTTGTCGATACTCTCCTGCGAAATCAGCTCAGAAGGGCTGGCTTTGGAAAGCTCCACCAGCGACTCTTTGGTTTTATCCAAAGTCTGTCTGAACGACACGACGGTCTTTGAGCCACTGCCCATCTGCGCGATCAGCTGCTCAGATTTTTCCAGAGCCTTGTCATAACCATCGGCTGTCTTTTTCTGCGCACGCGCCTCCTTTTCTGCAGCAGCGGCAGTTTTCTTGCTTGCTCGCTCGGCGGCGGCGGCAGCGCGTTCAGAATCCTTCTCTTTTGCATCGGCAAGCCACTTCGAAATAATAGCCTGGTCTTTCGCTGAAGCCTGTTCCAGCTTGATGCCTTCACCCAGAAGTTTGCGAATTTTAATGTTCGCCTTCATCTGGTTGTCGCCGACTACCGGGTTATTCTCGACGTCGAACATGAGCGAGCCATCGGCATTGACGCGCTGCCGACTTCCCTTACCTTTCTGTTCGGACAGATAGCCACTTTCTAACTTACTACTTGTCTTCGCCCCTGAGTCGCCAAGTGTCGTTGTTCCGTCAAGCCCCGGAATCCCTTTACGACTATCAGACGAACTCTTAGCCAGGCTATCCATCTGCTCGAACCGCTCTTTTGCGATTTTCCACGCCTCTGATTGGCCTGACAGCTGCGCCTGCATCAAACTGCGTTCTGACTCGGTCAGTTTTGGATTTTTCAGCCCTTCTACGAGGTTAGTAACTTCCTTCCCGAGATTCGATACGACAGTCTGCATTTCGCCAGCGGCCTGCTGATAGATCGCCGTCTGAGCATTCCTGTCCTTTTCGTTAATCTCCCTAATTTGAGCGTTTTTCTCTTCCCGAGACAGCTTGTTGTTTGACTCGATGGTGATGCGTTGCTGGCTGTTCTTCGCCATATCACCTGACGAGTACACCGCCATGTTTTTATTGAGGGTGTTTTCTATGTTTTGCAGACGATTATTGACAACATCAGTCGCCAACTGTCTTTTCTGCGCGACATCCCCCATGCCGACAGTTTCTTTGTATCGGGAGAGTGTAGCCTTATCCGACTCAATCTCTTTGCGGAGCGACGATACATCGACCCCTAAAGCGGTAGGCGACGTTTTGCCCGACTCGATGCTTTTTAGAGTGTCTTCTTTCCCTTGAAGTTTTTGCTCTCTGTCTTTGATCTCCGCGACAATTTTGGCACGACTGGCGGCGTTCATTGCCTGTGGGATTTTGCGGATCTCTTCGACGGTTTCCGCTGTCTTGTCCTTCAGTAGCGACATGACATAGATAATGCCGGAGACGGCAACCGCAACGGCGGTCAGAGCTGCGCCAATCGGGTTTGCAACGATGATCGCCGTCAGACCAGAGAACGCCGTCTTGACCGCCGTAATTCCGCCTCTAATGGCAAACAGAAGAGACGGGGCAGTCCCTAAACCGAGTCGAGAAGCACGACCAAAACGAGTCACCGCTGTAGATAACAGATCAAACGGTGCCTGTGTCGCTCGCACAGCGCTACCCAGAACCGACCCCATCTGACTACCGGCCGTGACGACGCCCAAAATTGAGGATCGAAGCAGCTTGAAGCCGACAAATGCGGCAATCGCTTTACCAATCTCAATCAGCAGTGTTTGGTTTACGGTTGCCCATTTAGCCATTGAAATAAGGCTATCGACTACCGAACTCAGACCACTCCCCAGCCCCATTGCGAGCTGGCTTCCGCTCGCGCTGTTAAAGAATGACGACGCTTCTTTTAGAGCATTAGTGATTGATGTCAGATAACCGGCATCACCCACCTTTTTAGCGAACAGAGTGAAAGATGTCTGCATCTGAGCCAATGCGCCGGTATAGGCTTGCATAAGGCTTTTCGCAGCGCCGCGGTTCTGGGCATCAAGACCGATAAACAGCAGACGCAAGCCCTCTTTCGCAGACACTGTGCCTGTCGAGATCTGCTTGGTCAGCTGTGACATTGTCACACCAGCAGCATCGGCCATTGCCTGCATTGCCGTTGGCACAGCCTCACCTAATTGCTGACGAAGCTCTTCCATCGAGATAACGCCCTTACCGGACATTTGCTGAATGGCAACGACAGCTCGGTTCAGCAGCTCACTGTTTCCACCGAATCTTGCGACGGAATCGATAAGCGTCTTCCATGACCCATCGAGCGGGTCAAGCCCTGCAGATTTGAATTTGACGAACGAGTCCGTCAATTCTCTCATCGCGAACGGCGCAGACCTGGCTGTATCGATGATGAATTGCATTTCATTAGCGGCTGACGCTTTCGGGTTGGCTGCGTTCTTGTTCAGACCTTGAAGAAGGATCTCCATCTTCTGCATTTCTGCAGCGGCTTCAATGATCGGCTTTTGCCAAGAGAAGAGAACATCTGTAACCAGACGAGCGGCATCCCCAACTTCGCCCAGCATGAAAATGTTTCCACGAAGGCCACTAAACATGCCTCTGTCATGACCGCCGCCAGAGCCACTGCTGCGCCCAGAGCCACTGCTGCGCCCGGAGCCACCGGCATTTCCACCGCCTACACCGCCGCCGCCGAGGATTCTTCCGTTTAGACGGGATTGCCCTCGGATAACATCATCCATCCGTTCTCTGACGTTTTTGAGGCCATCTGCGGCTTTGTCTGTCGTGCCTTTCCACCGATCAAGAATTTTGGTGGTATTCGATAAGCGACGATTAAGCGATGTGGTGGTGTTACCCATACCAGCAGCATCTGAAGAGAACCCTTTTGCTGAGCGACCTGCGTGATCAGCGAAGTCAGCAAAGTCCATTAACTCGGATTGTGCTTTCTTCAGAGAATTGGTGAGAGAGCCTAACTTTGTACTCACCTGGTCTACTCGACCAGAGAACACACTCAGGCTTCGGTTGATAGCTGCGATGTTCTCACGGATGACGCGAAGACTTTGGCCAGCCAGCTCAGTGCCGGCCGCAAAATCCTCCATCTTGTTCGCGCCTTTGCCGAGAGAGACGCTTAGAACTGAAAATGAACGGCCTGTGGCGACGACAGACCGTTCAAGAGAGGACATTTTTTTGGAGTTATTAGAGGCCGTTTTACCGAATGTCTCTAATAATTTTCCCGCGTTTTTAATTGACGCTGAAAACTCCTTGTCATTCAGCGTCAATTTAAAATCTACAATATCGGACATTCCCTTATCCTATTTTTCCAAAGATTTCCATTAATTGCTCTTTGGCGTCAGGGTCTGCTTTTGCTTTCGATGGATCGTAGACTTTATCGGTTACGACTGGTCTTCCTATCCGGTATTGCAAACCCTCCATAAACGCCGTAGCGTCTTCCGCCCCCGCCTGAGAAAGCCGTGACACCTGGAATACTCTCAGGTCATCCTCGGCTTTTAGGCGGTCTATGTTGCGACTAAGCATCCAGAAGGTTGCCAGCGGCAGCTTTAGAATCTCTCGCGGCGGAATGGCGTAATAAGCAATAACTCGGCTGAAATAGAATCCGAAGTCTATCGAGACAGTGACGACGCCGGATTCCTCTTCGCGGGAAATTACTTTACGTCTTCTCCGGCCGCGGCTTCGTTCTCTTCCTCTGCCTGTTCCATGGCGAAAGAAAAGATCTGCTGCAGCTGCGGGATGCTCAGACGATTAATCACTTCCTTTGGTACGTCAGGAATGACTTCGGCCACCAGTTCGGCATAAGCTTCAACCTGATCCAGCATTGACATAGCTTCGATGTCTTTGCCTTCAAAGGCTTTTACTTTGGCGAACAGACCGACAGTCATTTCCGCGACGGCATAGGTTTTTCCAGCCACTTTGATTTCTTTTTTCGGCGGAAGAATGGAATCCAGATCCAGTAACTTAGTCATTTCAAAAATCCTTTTAAACAGAGGGTTCTCCTGAACCCTCTTACAGACTGCTATTAAGAAGCAGCGGTTACGGTTACGGTCACTTGTGAAGACACAATTGAGCCGTCCTTAGTGGTAAACGTAATCTTCGCACTACCTGTCGCTACACCCCTCACAACGCCATTGGCGTCGACGGTTGCGATAGCTGGGTTGCTCGAAGTCCATGTCCCACCTTGCTCATCTGCGTTTGACGGGGCAATCGTCTTAGTCAGCGCAGCTGTTGCACCCACTTTGACCGATACTGAAGTCGGCGCGACGGTCACGCCCGTCACTGCTACTTTGGGGCAGAAAGAGTTCCCAAAACGCCGGTATCATCTGGGTACGCATTGAACTCCACAGAGAACACACGAACGTCATCAGACTTATACGCCATGGTGAAGTTACCGCCAGTAGCGGCCTTCGGCAGAGTCAGAATGAAGTCGGTGCCGTCCTGCGGGGTCAGGATCAGCTGCTGCGCTACGTCAACCAGGTTTACACCCTGTGCTGATTTGATGCTCAGAGTTTTGGTGTCGGTGGACATGGTGGAGCCAGGCATCAGATTAACCATGTTCGCCAGCACGCTTTCTGCCAGTGGCACGGTTACTTTGATGTTACGACCCTGAATCAACTCAGAGATCGTGGTTTGCCCCAGCTGGTCTACGGTCACTTTCAGAGTTTCAGTAGAGACTTCTACCTCTACGCCGCCCTTGGTGTAACCGAGATCGGTGCCAGCGAATGAAACCGCACACGCACCTAATTTGATGTTTTTTACATGGGTATTAGCCATTGTTGGTAAACTCCTTTTACCGTTGCTTTGTCATCTTGACAGGAAGTAAGTATATACTTACTAACTTCAATATTACAACATCGAGATGGAGTTTGAATTCAACTTAGACTTTTTGATGTGGGGGTATCTCTCCCCCACGAGGATTTACTTGGATGAGGACTTTTCTTCACGATTCTTGTTGAAGGCTTCAACACCCTTTGAGCAGGCTATTTCATAATCATAGTATCTGCGGTCAATGATCCCGGTGTCAAAGTTATACCGAGGCAAAACTTCGATCATAAAGTCCTTTTTTTCGTCATTAAACTTTGACACTTCAAGCATCAAATCCGAAGAAAACTCGGTTTCAAAATCCTCTCCATGAGCATCTTTGCCCTTCACTTTTCCGCAAACAATATATTCGCCGATAGGGAGCGTTTTCTCAGCGTTAGTGTTGACGAACTTGATATCAGAAAAGGACGCCGACTCCGGGTCTGCCAGCTTCTTCAGTATCGCTTCTTTCGTAAACTCAACAGCCTCATCCTTCATTTTGTCTTCGCCGCAACCGGTGACAAGAAAGGTCACTGAAAGTGTTAATGCGATGAATGTTTTTTTCATTAAAACCACTCCATTTATTTTTCTTTATACTCAATTAGTTCGAACGGCCAGACAACAAAAATTAAAGGCCGCGCAAAGCGGCCTGAAAGTTACAACATATACCCGGCAAATTCCACAGGAAGCCCAATCTCGAACAGAGCACCATCATTTCGGGGATACACAATCGGGAGTGTCATGGGTCGAAGCATCCTAAAAAAAACACTCTTTGACGTGACATTGTCGACAGGAAACAAATCATTTATCACCTGCATTTTCCTCTGTGCGGCTGATAGAGAAATATCACGCACAACAATCAGCACTGAGTCCATATAGAAGCCGGCAAGTTCATGATCGACTTCAATGCCGCTGGTTGGTGAAGTCACCATCACGGCGCTTTTGGCATCTTGTGGCATTGCATCAGCAAAAATAGTGGAGCCGACTTTGCCAACCCCCATCTTCGCCAAATATAAAGCCAGACCCTCTACAAACATCATCGTCTCCTTATAAACCCTGCTTTCCTGGCTGAGTTTTCTACTATTTCAGGAAACCGCTTTCGAATGTATTCGACGGCTCTTTCCATGTACCGACGCCCGACGTTAACCCGTCGAGTATCTACCGGCCCCTGTGTCATCTGCTTCAGAATAGAACCGGCACCGAGGCTGTATTTGTGCTTTTCCATATAGATCGCATAATCACCAACTGTAGTGCCGGGTTTAACCTTCACCGCCCCACTGCTCTGTCTTGGTCGGCTTTCATCAACCTTCATTTCGATGTGCAAGCTGTCGTAACCAGTCTTCACCACGCGAGCAAAAATGGCACTTTCAAGAGATCCAGTTTCCATCGGGGCCATTGCTCTTGCCATTCTCTGAGCGACATTAGCCAGCTTTGCCATTTCAGAAACAAGTACGCGTTTATAGGCTTTCTGGCTGTTACTGAGACGACTCTGGGCCTTCTTCAGATTCAGCGTGTTGATGTTTAAACCCATATATTCGCCCCGACTTCATAATGCCCCGGACGGCCGCGCAACCCCCATCGCTGGTGGATGCTTTCGACTCGCATTTTTTTGCCGTTAACGATAAGCACATCCTCTTTGGCGATCGGCGCCGACAATGGCACGATAAAGACCGCATCAAACAGCGCAATCTCCGCCTTGCCACGGCTTGCGGAACTATCAGCACGAACAGACGTTTTATCGATACTGTCAACGAACGAAACTACGCCCATCTTTATCTGAGCAGCGAACTCGTATTTCGCCTCTCCGTACAAGTCCATACCACCCTTCTTGTACAGAGCACCCTCAACCTGCCAGGCAATATCCATTTGACCCGCCTTACTGTCTGCGAACGATGACGCGGTTATCCATGTACTTCAGCAACATTCTCCACGTCGTTTTGGCGACAATAGAGACAGCGCCTTTACCCTGGCGGTAAGCCATGGTCGTTTCACCAATCGACTCAGAGACGATCCCATCCTCACGCGCACGCTGAATATCACTGCCGCCGGCAATCTCACTGGCTTCATTCACAACGGCCAGAGCAAGTGCGTTCCGAAAAGCTTCTGGAAACTCCATAAAGTCATCGTCGGTCAGCTTATCCCAATCAACAATGTCGGAGGTGTACTGACCAGCCCAGCGGAAAGGCAGAGTCGACGTCTGAAGCATATTCTGAGGGCGATCATAGTCATCCCAATCCATGCCGTAGATCCGACGAATTGAAAACGACATCGACTTAATGCGCTTCGTCGCCTCTATCAGCTGGCGTCGCAAGTCCCCTTCGCCACCGGTTAGCAAACTTCCGCCGTTAAGCATGTCGATCGCCTGCAGCTGCGCTTCGCCAATGGAGATAAACGACTGCTTCGGGACAGACAGCTCAAAACTGCGTAAAACGATGTACTGCTGCTCTTTGGTAATGAAAGCGCCACCTGCATCAACTGACAGCGTAACGCGTCGCAAATCGCGTTCACGCTCACCCAGAGCGTTAATCGCCCCAGGGACAGTGACAGTGACGAACATCTGCCCATCAGAGACAGGGACATCGACGCCGGACGTGACGATATTTCCGCTGGCGTCTTTCACAGAGTAACTGGCTGAGGTAGCGCTCATCACATCGAGAGAAAAGCGTAACGTGACATCATCCCCGTCTTTATAAACGCCAAGCTGCTCCATTACACGCCGCCTTGTGCTTTCAGAATGCCGTCAATCATCTCTACGATGCCTTTGGCCTTCACGCCCATTACCCCACCAATCAAACGCAGACCCGCGATCCCTTCACTATCAGCGACAGCCTCAAGCTCTTCACGCGTGTAGATCTGAACACCAGGCTCGACAGTACCGCGAACGAGATTGGTCACTGGCTCTGCGGCATATTCCTTAACGGCCTCAGCATTAACGGAGTATCGCTCGCTATAAGCGCCAGCTGCCGAAACATTGCGGCCATCAACGGTTTCCGCACGCATCGACGCGCAGATACGCTGCTGATCCACAAACGGTAGCTCTTCGACAGAAACACCATCTTCGAACTGAACGCCACAAAGCAGACCGGTGTATCCCTTAAAGGTCGATTCCAGCAACTTCACTTTTGCACTTTTCATTTTCTATCCCTGAATGTGGGCGCCATATGACGCCCTTTTGGTTAAACTTGGACTGTCTCTGGATTGTTTACGGTGATAGCCGCTTCGCCGAATACAGAGCCGTCATTGGCTACCAGACGAATCTTCACACTGCCTTCAGCGATACCCGTCACCAGGCCAGACACATCGACGGTCGCAATGCCGGAATCTTCAGTAACCCAATGGTAAGAGCGGTCGGTGGCGTCATCAGGCTTAATAGAGCCTCCCAACTGAACCGTATCACCCACCAGCACAGTCGCCGTCTTCGGGGCAACCGTTACGCTCTGGACGTGAATGACAGCGGCTGTATCGGCGTGTGGCTTAGACTTGAAACATGCAGTCAGGCGATTCTGGCGATATTCGGTCATCGGCGCGTCAGACACTGATTTGGTAAACGACGTGTTAAACATCGTTCCGGTGAAATTAGCGAACTGCTCGTCCGTGATTTCCATTTTTTGCTCAGGCATATCCTTCCCTCAAAAAAAAAGGGCGGGCGCAAGCCCACCCATTGACTAAGTAAGTGTTTGCTTACTTATCTGATTAAATCTTAACGCCGCCCAGAGCTGCAATGGCTTTGTCATGCTTGTTAACCAGACCGGTGTACCACTTAACACGGGTACGGGTTGCGTCTTTATCCTGAACGGTGCCGATGGACTCGACAACGATACCGGCATTGTCACCGCCGTAGATACCGGACAGGCCGTTCTCTTCGGACATGTGCAGGCAGTAAATCGGAGCCGCGCCGTCAGTAACCGGGATAAAGTCGTTCACGATGAACGGAATGCCGTTGTGGGTCAGCATCGGACGACCGAAGTTTTCGACCATGATTTCACTCGGGCCGGCGTTCACGGTACGCAGCAGCGCACGGTAAGCACGCAGGTGCTCGGAACGAACCATCAGGCAGTCAGCGCCCAGATCTTTCACAGCATCGACGAGTTCGTCCAGCATGGAGAAGGTCATGGAAGCGTTAGCCGCGATGTGCTGGTCAGCAGCCATCAGCTTAGCAATGCCGTTAAAGGATTTCGGGTTGACGGTTTCATCACCCTGGATCAGATTGCGGCGGAATGCGCGAGCCAGACCTTTAACTTTCGCGCGGATCTGAATTGCCAGCTGGCTGTTAGTGTCATCCATGGTGGTAGCCAGGAATTTATCAACGTCCACATCGCCGGCCATAATACGCAGTTTAGCGGTATGCTCGGTGAAGGTCGCCGCGCCTTCCGGGATAACTTCGTTCACGTCGATGAAACCGGCTTCGGACAGAGTCGCTTCGCGGTTATACAGGTACGCTTTGCTGTTCACTTTGAAGAACGGCAGGATTGCGAACAGGTCATCACGGTCGATAATCGTCTCGATTACGCCCTGCTCCAGTTCGTTATTACTCAGCTTTTCAGCTTCTTCACGCAGTAAAGGCATCTTTCATTTCCTTATGATTAAGATGTTTGTTACTTGTTCAATTTACCGATGCCGGCGGTCAACTTATCCAGTGTCGACTTTTTGGTTTCGGTATTCAGTTTCGGTTTGGTGGTGGTTTTGGAATGAGCACCCTGTTTCGCTTCACTGCGCAACAGAGCATCAGCCTCCGGGTCAGCACGCAGAATGCGTTCAATCGCACTCTCAAATGCCAGCGGGTTGCCTTGACCATCAACCAGAACCGCACGATCTTTCGCGCCAGCTGGTTTGTCGTAACCAACTACCTGACCGTCTTCGCCAATTTCGAAGTGAGAGCCGTAGATAACGCGGGCTTTTGCCGGAGTCATCAGGACTTTTTCACGCAGGAATGGGGACTCCCCAAACGAAGTACCGATGGTTTTCTCAACCAACTTGTTCTTCATACCTGCGATTTCAGCTTCGAGTTCAGCAATACGAGCGTCGCGACCTTCCAGGTCTTTTCCGTGTGCTTCGATCATCTGCTTTTTCACAGCGTCAAATTCACCGCGGCGCTCAAGCTCCTGACGCTCAGCGTCTTCGCGAGCTTTTTGAGCAGCGGACTCGGCTTGAACCAGCTCAAGCGCACGCTCCGGTGCGATATCGCCGTACTTAGCCAGTTTTTCTTTCAGAGTTTGCTCGTTACTCTTGCGCTTCATGCTCTCTTTCAGCAGAGACGCGGCGTTTTTACGCTCTTCACGAACCTTAGCGATCAGCTCTTCAGCGCTCAGACCTTCCAGATCGTCAGCTGTAGTTTCGCTCTTATCGCCTTTGTCTTCCGGTGCGGCGCTCTTGTCTTCGACAGATGCTTCGCCACCGCCGCCACCTAACTCTTCTTTACCTGCAACATCCATATACCCGCGATGGGTATTGGTCAGCTGCATCCACTGCCATAATTTCATTCGTAAATCCTTTTATTCGTCATTACCCGGTTTCTTGGGTGATGGTTTCCCGGTTCCTTGGGATTTTTCTTGCCCATTTTCTCGGGCCGTATCTTTATCATAAGTAAGTGCTAACTTACTTTCAAGGGCCAAGGCGTCATTTTTTGGAGGAAATTGCAATAAATCTTTCTCAATATCCTTCATTTTGTCTTTGGAAAGATTCGGGAAGATTTTATCGATAAGGATTTCCATCTGATAACGACGGACAGAATCTGGCGCTTCCAGATCTTTCAGGTTGCTCGCGACTTCGAATTCATCAACCAGTCCACGGATGTCGAAACTCTCCGGGTACGTGACCAATTCTTCGCTCTCTGGCATCTTCTCACCCATCCATGCAGTTACCAACGTCATCAACATTTCTTCGGCTCGCTGCAGGCGACTCGATTTATTGATGAGTAGACTATTTACTCGCTGGAAGTCATACAGTTTGGCTGCGCCGCTGGAGTTGTCGATACCCTTTGCGTTGTCCTGCTTCGTGCGCTCCCCGGCAACACCAACAGAGTGATAAATCTCGTTGATGATCTGCTGGACGGTCGAAATGATCATGCTCGCCTGTTTTGGGTCTGGCGACAGATAGAAAGGCTGGGCGCCATTTTCACCGTCATAGGTGAAAACGCGCTTCGTGCCAAACTCCAGCACTTTTTTGTGATTCTCATCACCAGGCAGAAGAGACTGAACCGGGATGGCCAGCTGTGAGAATGTCTGATCCTGAATGATGGCATCAAGGTTAGACAGATAGTTGGCAACAGCCCGGTCGAGATAGGCAATATCGTCAATCAGTGATGGACTGAAGTACGGCGATTCGCTCTGACCCATACAGTCAACAGGGAAGACAGGAACCATGCCGAGACCGTGCTCTCCAGTATCTTCCAAAACAACTTTCGTTCTACTACCTGACCGCTGCCCCTTGCGATCTTCGCGGAAAAGATACCAGTGGTCTTTCGTCCATAGACGGTAACGCAGAAACTCTTTACCCGATGAGGTGAAGGGGTCAGCGTCGTCGCGGCTCACTTCGCAGATCAGAATCCAACTCAGATTCCCCTCTTCATCCCAAGCACAGTCCAGCATCTGCTGAGGTGAAACCCAATATGCATAGGCACGGCCATCAGACTTTTTCTGGTCTTCTTTCGACTCGATGTCGCCCGATACGGTGCTATCAACAACCACCCAGATACGGCCATAAATTGAAGACTGGAGGTCTACTTCAACCATAAAATCATCAATGTTCATATTCTGACGGGTTGCTCGCTTCCAGAACTCCTTCACTGACGGCGGGGCATCATCCTCGCAGCGCTGAATGTCCTCTTTGAACAGATATTTATTAATCAGATTCACGACTTCGCGGGTATGGTTAAACCGGTAAGCGCGTTCCAGACGCTCCTTGAACTCGGCATCACCCTCCTTAAAGTAGCGGAAGATGTTATCTTTAAACCAAGTGCGGCCACCGGCGTAGGTGGCTGCGATAAAGTCCCAATGAGCTTTTCGTAGCTCATAATCAGGATGGCGGCGATTCACCAGATCCTGAATCATTTTGTTCGACAATTCCATTTGTCATATTCCTATGTTAGTAAATACTTACTTATCTTGATCCGCCAAGAATAACACGAGTTTTAACCGGGAAGCGACGGTGAATTGGATAACCCAAGGCATCGGCACTGTGCTCGACGTTACCTGTTTTATCAATGTCTCGGCCGCCAGGCTTATAAATCACCTTCTCAAGCGATTCAATCAGGTGCTTGCACTTCGGGTCTATGTATAGACGAACATCGCCTGAAGCGGTCAGAAGCAGACGGTTCACGGCGTTAACACGGTCAGCGATTGGCGGGTGCTTCTTCGGGTGATCCACTCGCATGAACCCCTTCTCCTTGAAGATGTCCACATCAGACTCACCGCGAGCGTGCTGTCGATATGCGCCGGCCGGGTCAGGGAAAACCGTAACCTGGCTTTTCTGGCGCCAGTACCTTCTCTCCAGCTCATCACACACCTCTGAGGTGTTGGAAGAGAACAGAACAACCTCATCAATCGCCCAGACCTCACCATTGGGTTGCGGTTGCAGGATCACCGAGGACATGGGGTCGATGTTGAAGTCCTGACCAACCCAGATTGGCAAACGCGGATTGAACTGTAGCGGCCTGACATGCACGTTGCGATCGAACGGGTAATATACGCGCCCAGACATGTTTTCGAACGACGCAAGGTACTCCTGCGCGAACGATTTAGGGTCCATATCGTTCTTCGCCGCTTCGATCTCGCTGTCTGGTACAAACGGGGAGTCCGCCGTCACAAATTGCCAGCTCTTCCACAAGCCTTTCGCTTGCATCTCAGGGTTCTGACCTATCATGAACAGCTTATGGAACTCAGAGAATCCCTTTGGCGTACCGATGATCAGCGCACCGCCGCGCGTAGATGACAGCGTCGGTCGAAGCACCTTGTACCAGGTGTCCGGCTTCATGTCCTGAAACTCGTCAAGCACGACAAAGTTCAGCGCAACACCGCGAAGCGTATCCGGCTTATCTGCACCCTTCAGTGCGATTTCACTACCGTTTTTCAGGACGATAGTCATCGTAGTGTCGTTCTTTTTCGCAATCCATTTGCGAGGCAAAACTTCCTGCAGGTCGTCCCACAGGATCTGACGTGCCATCTGGTATGTCGGCGCGACGTACCAAACGCGCTGCTTACGATCGGCAGCGGCGGCTTTGATAATTTTGGAGATCGACAGACGAGATTTACCCCAACGTCGACCGGCGCAAACAACCTTAAAACGATGTGGAGACTTGAAGACCTTCATCTGCCCCGAATGCAACTGAACCAGACTCAGGGATGATGGAATAGCCATTATTCCTCCCCCTCATCGTCTACATCAGGAAGGTACAGTTCCTCTTCATCGACAAGGTTGTCCTCGTCCATTTTTTTAAGCTCATCTACCTGGGCTGAAGTCAGCTCGCCGAACACAAGATTCGGGATTTCGTCAGTGATAACGTCATCTTTTTCCAGACCGAGAGCGCGGCTCGACACGTCGAAACACTTCTGAACGACAGCGGCAGCACGCTGAAGAGCCTTGATATCGTCTTCAACTAAACTAAGTGAGCGACCCTCCTTCTTGGCGGTGGCGATCTGGTTAATGGTGAGACCGCTCAGCCATATTGCCCACTTGTCATATTCTTCTTTCCTGCTTTCTACTTTTTGCGCTCGCGCTCGCGCACGAATTTCCGCATCCGACTTTAACGATTCGCGGATCATCTCCCCGACACTGTCTGAGCCTTTAGCGATACCTTTCTTTTTGAAGTACCGCGAGAACGTCTCAGAGCGAGTCCCGTACTCTTCTTCGAGCATCGATAGGGTGTATTCGCCTGAGCGCCACTTAACCTCAATCTCTGCCCATTGCGCCGGAGACAGGCGCGGTTTTTTTGCGGATTCTGTCATAGTTCCCTCTACTACCACTCGGCATCTTCCTGACGCCTTAAAACAATTTGTTTTCTGGTGGTTATATGTTTAAAAAACACACAAAAAACACTAAAAAGAGAGCCTGGCTCCTATATATTTATATATTCTGAAGTTCTTCTTTTAAAAACATACAGAATCAGGCATTTAAACTACCCCAGCAGCATTTTCGCTTTTGCTCGACCAAGAATAGTCAACCCCAGCGTGCGACGTTGATGCAGCGTTTCGCCCCGCGGCCGGCAGTCGTGCTTTTCAACCAGACCTTTCTTGATCAGCGCACGCAGCGAAAACTGAATGCTCTGTTTCGTTGTGCGATAGGGCAAAATCTCCAGCAGCTCGTCCAGATCGAGAAGATGTCCACGCTCATAGCCGAGATTCAAGGTTTTGATGACGTCTTTTTGTTTAGAAGTCAGGTTCATAGTGTGTCCTTACAAAATTTTCGTTAAATCCAGCGGCGCATCCAGCGGCTGGTTATCAAATGCGAGAAGTGGCAGAGCGTCAGGCAGCTGACGTCCAAAATCCGGGTTCCGATACACACCATAGAGCGGACTGGTGAAACTCAGCGTGTGAATATCCTTCAGAAGCTTCACAATGCTCGCTTCGTCCGTCAGTGTGTCTGCAATGTCCTGAACAGTCGTCCCGCGGTTACGTCCAGCTTTCGCCAGCGACGAATTTTTGTGGTAGTTCGCAACCAGATCATGCAATGCACGTTTCCTGCGCCCCTCCGCCATTCTCAGCAGTTCTTTCACCACAGACTCGTTATCACCAGGGTCAGCTCTAAAATGGCGCTGGAAGACTTTCAGAGCGCTTTCGTAGGACTTTGGTCTTTCTGGCTTGATGAACTTAAACCCTGCTTTCATAGCGAATGGGTTGTACTTGCTCATTGACGACTGAATTTCGAGGATCGGCTTGTCGTGCATACGACAAACCATATTCATGAAACGATACGATAAGCCCAGACCACGATACTGCGTATCGGCTACCAGACGGCTGACGACGGCGAATTCCTGATTCACACGCTTACCCCAAATCTGGTTCGCCTCACGCGTATTTGATGTCGGTTTGATATCCGGGAACATGCGATGACGCGGCGCCAGTAGAAGTTTCGGGTAAGCCATGACCAGAACACCGATGAGACGGCCGTCCAGCTCAGCTCGGTAATAAGACGGGGCAAAAGGTTTACCGTCAGTTTTGTAATGCAAGCCTTTCAACGTATTCCAGTCGTCTACCGTGCCTTTCTTCACAACTATGCGTTCCATGAAGTCCAGGTGGCGCGGGAACTCTTCAGGCCGGTGGCGTTTGATAATGATGTCGGTCATCTCTTCACCACCTTCTTGACACTGCCATAAACTCCGCGACGGATGGAATGCGGATCTCGGGTCACGATGGCTTCTACTGGAGGTAAGCCACCTGCTTTTTTATCAGCCTTGAATTGTCTGAATGCAGCATCCAGCTTCTCGGCGATGTACCCCTGCAGATAGGTAATGGCCTCCTGATCGACCAAATGAACGCCGTGCGATTCTGCGGTCGACATGGCAACATGCAGCGCCTCATGCCATAACGTTTTTTCGTCCCGGACGTCAGGCAGGAAAACGCCGTGAACCGAACGGTCTGCTTCGAAGTAACCCATATCCGTCACCCAGCCACCAGCGTCGCCGATAAACTCGCTATCGTCGACGCCGTAAAGCTGCTTCATCGTCTCGACATAATGATCTGCGCCAAATACCACAACGCAGCGACTGTAATACGGGGCCACACGGAAACCATATGCACCGTGCGCACGCAGCCAGTCTTTCCACTCTTCTTCAGTGGTAAAACGGCGCCTCAGCTGGGCGCCCTCATAAATCGGGAAAACCTTGTTATCAATGCTCATAATCCACCTTCACACGCTCTTTATAGTGTTTGGTGATCTGCACTGATGGGCGCAGAGCATTTTTAAGGTCTTCATGCGTTGTCGCAACAATGACCGTCGCGCCGACAGCGCGAGCGGCACGCTGCAGATTGGAGGCAACAACCTGGGCAGTCACTCGATCCAAAACCGCGCCAAATTCATCGGCAACCCAGACATCTGCGCCGGATTCGATTAACTTGGCGATTTTGAGACGATACTTCTGGCCGTCAGACATCTCTGACGGCTTTCTGACGAACAGATAGGCGTCATTCAACCCAGCCATAGAAAGCAGCCCCAGCGCGTCGCTGGTGGTCTTCCCTAACTGATCGATAACGTTGGTGTCGTCAGCAAAGACAAAGTCGTCAATTGACGCAACGCGCTGGCCGGCATCAGCCATCAGACGCTGCAATTCACGAAGAACAACGGATTTGCCGGAACCGGACTGACCGGTCACGTAAACTACGTCACCGCGTTCGATATCCAGTTCCAGATTGTCATAAAGCGTCCACGCCTTTTCGTCCAAACCAAGCCCGAAAGATTCGGCGATCTCCAGCGTGCGGATCGTCTTATTGACTCGCGTGTTGAAGGAGACGTTGATGACGTACTTACTCATACTCGGCCACCTCTTCGGAAATCTTCTCCGCAAAGGCAATAAAAGCGGCTTCTCCCATCAGACCGGTTTTCTCTTCCATGTGAGCGAGCAAATCACCAACAGCGATCGCGCAACTGGTCGGGATGTCTTTGAAACCCAAAATGTCGATGATACGAGTTCGGCCACCAGCAACTTCTTCCGTTATCGCTTTATGCTCTTCGCGCTGACGTTCAGCCTCTTCGTTCAAGTCGTCAATCAACGTATCGTCGGCCATTTTTTCGGTCAGGTCTTCGATAAATACCTTCAACTCTCGATCATCAAAGCCGTAGATCTCAACGTCTTCATCCTGAAGTAGTTCGTTTAGCTCTTCCTGCATACGAATGGCGTCATAATCGATACTGGCTAATCGGTTGTCTTCGAGACGTTTCGCCCGAACAGCACTTTCTGACAGATCGTCACGAACAATGACAGGCACAAGAGCTAAGCCAGCCACCAGAGCCGCTTCGCGACGACCATGGCCGGTAATAATTACACGATGCTTGTCAACGGTGATTGGCTGGTCGAATCCACGACTGACGATGGCTGCAGCCAGGTCTTTAATCTGGCGCTCGTCGTGCTTTTTGGCGTTTTTCTCATACGGAATGAGAGTGCGCGGGTCGAGGTACTGAATTTCAAATGACTTTTTCATCTGTTACATCCTTGTAATATTGAGTTAGCCACACCAGAGCCTCGCCAGCGTCTTCCATTTCGCTGCCGGTTTTAATCCCCTGCTCTCGGATGATAGTTTTGATGACTTCTGTCACGCTCTCTGCTGTATCAAATGACACTTTGAAGCGCATGGTCTGGTGCTCAACACCTAGACGCTCTTTCTTCTCGCGAGCATCCGGCTCGGCGGCATGGTCTTCTTCCTCGCCCAGCATACTCAACTCTTCGAGATCGACACTTGACTCACGCGCCAGCGTTTCAGTCATTTCCTCGTCATACGGGGCGATGTCTGCCAGTGAATAGTCAATTTCAGTCTGAATACTCTCAATAAGGCGCTGCAGCTCGACGGCATCATCTTCACCGTAGCGCTCATTATCAACCAGTGACATCTGCTTGGCGGTATTGTCGTCAATCACACCGACGGAGGTGACTGGAACGGCTGCCATGCCGTGCTCAATGGCAGCACGCCACCGGTGCTCCCCGCCGAGGATTTCGTAAGTACCATCCAACAATTCGCGAACCAGGATCGGCTTAAAAAAACCAAGTCGGTCGATTGAGTTTTTCAGTTTGTCGAAGTTTCGAGCGCCAACCACATTTGTATTCCAGGGATTCGGTCTCAGCAGCGCCGTCTCCACCGTCAAAATACTGATTTTAATGTCCATATTTTTGATACAATCCATATAATAAATGATTACTTACATAGAATACCCAATTAACACAAATAAGGCACGAAGGAAATCAAAAAATGACAGTCAGAATCGTGTTTGACGCAGTCAATGCCATCGTCAAGGGAGCAAATGACGATGTGAAATTGAAAATACAGAAAATGCTAAGCTACGAGGTAGATGGTGGCAGATACAGCGGTGGCGATAGTGGCTGGAACGGTCAAAGTTCAATGTTCAGCTGGGCCAATGGCGTATTTCCGGCCGGGTTCGCTCGTGCCGTTGCTGCAGACCTTGGCCGGTCTGGCATCAAGTGTGCTCTTGTGAGGAAAGAGCTTACCAAACCTCTCGGCGTCCCAAATCCCGTGGTAAGCCCTTTCCCCTACAACCCAGACTATGCCTATCAGGATGAAACCTGCGAGCGTCTGGTTCGGTTTGGTGGAATGATTGCTCAAGTGGCTACCGGTGGCGGGAAATCGCAAATCGCGTGCAAAGCCGCAGCGAGGATCGGCAGGATGACACTGTTTATCACCACTCGCTCGATGCTAATGTTCCAGATGGCTGACAATTTTCAGGAGTCCATCGATTATCGAGCTGCCCATGGTGAGCCGTGGCTCAAAAACGAAAAGGTCGGCATCATTGGTTCAGGCGAGCTGAAGTTTTCTCGGTTTATCAATGTGGCAACAGTTCAGACACTATCCAGCTTCCTTAGTGAGCCTGGCGGTGATTTGTCGAAGGATAAACGCGAATTCCATCTCCGCCGGCGCGAACTAATCAAGCAAATGCTGTCTAAAGTCTCACTTCTGATCCTTGAGGAAGCACATGAGGCGTCAGGGGAAAGCTTCTATGAAATCGCGAGACTCTGCAAAAACGCTGACTATCGTCTCGCGCTGACCGCAACGCCGTTCATGAAAGATAGCACTGAGGCCAACATGCGTCTTATGGCAGTATCTGGTCGCATAGAAATCAAAGTATCTGAAAAATATCTGATTGATAAGGGTATTTTAGCAAAACCAGTTTTCCTTTATCGTAAAATCGGTTACGTTCCAGATATCGAGCTTCTAAACAAAGAATTAACAGGAAAACATGTCAACTTCCGCGTTAGTATGTCGACCGCATACCAGAAAGCCTATCAGCTAGGCATCACGTATAATCTCGCCAGAAATCGAGCTATCGTGGATACCGCTGAAGAGTTTAAGCGTCACAATCTGAGCTGCATGACGTTGGTCAGACATGAACGGCATGGACAGATTCTAAAGGCTATGCTGGGAGAGCGCGGGCTGGTGGCGAGCTTTATCAACGGCAAGTCGTCTGCCGCAACTCGTTCCGCAAAACTGGCAGAACTGGCAGCGGGGAAAATCGACGTTCTTATCGGCTCGACAATACTGGACGTCGGCGTAGATGTGCCAAGCGTAGGCGCGGTCATCATAGCCGGTGGTGGCAAGGCTGAAGTTGAACTTCGACAACGCGTGGGTCGTGGTCTACGAAAGAAAAAGGGGAAAGCGAACGTATGTTTCATCGCCGATTTTCTGGATACATCCAACAAACATCTGATGTCTCACTCTTACGAGAGAAAGCACATCATTTCCACTACGCCTGGGTTTTCTGAAGGCATTTTAGACATAGACGGAAAATTCGACTTCTCAATTCTTGCATCATAAAGCGTTATACCGGTCGGTTGACCGGTATCTTTGGGGATAAGTGTATGAAAGAGCAAATGAACCATCAATCGTCTAAAGTCGACGTAGAGCGACAAGACCAAGCTACTCAGGCGAAGAAATCGGTGAACTGTCATCTCAAGCTTTCACCAGAGGCTGATGGTAAGCTTTTAAAAATTCAACGTCTGTTACGCACAGAAAACATAAAAGTCTCAAAGACGGGGATTATCAATCTTCTACTTGAAAATCTTAATGTCGAATATTTCGGCAAGGATTTATCTGTTATTTTTGGTGACAAATTTCACAATGATATCGTTCAACTTTTCCTGAATTCAGAAATGAATGAAGATGATTTAAAAATATTGAAAATGATGAAAAACGAAAACAAAGTAAAATCTGAAAGTTAAAATCTCATGCTAATGGGTGCGTCAACACACCTATTAGCCATGTCAACCTTGAAATATAGCATTCTTGCCCTACTCAATCACTTTAAATTTCATCTCACACAAACAACGATAGAGATGGATACACATGATTACTTCAGAATTTAAAAAACTACCATTCTTCACTCCAGCAAAAACAAATCACCAAGTGGCCAAGTTTTGGAAAAGTGATTCTATCCTTCCAGAAGACGAAGGAAAACTTTATGCAAAAAGCTTAATAGCGTTCATGAAAGATAACTCACAGACAGTGGGGGCAAACATTCTAAAAGGTATTATCAGAGATATTGTAGAAAGTGGTGACTTACACTCACAAAAAGCTCAATCATTTTTTTCTCAGCTTGAGACTGCAATAGTCAACTCTCAATCAGAAGACGAGCATATTAAAAATAATGAAGTTAATATCCCAAAACCTAAGCGCAGATATGGCTTTACTTTGCCGGAAGCAGCTGATGAGATCGATGTTTCTTCTGGGAAGTTGATAGATTACATGGTTAACAACGAGTGGCTTGACGCTGAAGCCATACAACCTACAGAGGAAGCACTGAAAAGAGGAATGCTTAGGAAGCGTCGCGAGTTACCATTCGTTATAACCAATAAAGGACTGGCTTTGCTACGTTCAAAGAAGATTCTATTTAGTTAAAACATGGGGCGGAAGCCCCATGTTTCTTTACTTACATTGTCTTGTATATGGCAGACAATAAAACATACTGACGTCAAAAATAAATTTCTGCGCACCGACGCTATAGCTTGGCAAGATGACGGTCATAGTCTTATCTTTGCTCGGAATCTGATCATTATCGACTAGATCAGTAATTCTATCCGCGATGATTTTCGCATCTTTTGGGGAAATAATAAGACCATGATTATTAGATATATCGGCTGGGTGTCTTGTTTTAATGGTAAACGGTTTTTCTGTGCCGATCTTTACTCTAACAGGGCACCCCTCCCCTCTGGAAGCATCGTTATTGCAAAAAAACTGACCTTTTTTCCTATAGAATAAAGATTCTCCAATTTTTTGCGGGTATTCAAAATCATTCTTCTTTAGATCAACCCCTGGTCGATAAGCAGTTCCAATCTGAAAAATAACTCTCTCAACCTCATTAAAATTATCTAATATTGGCTCTTTATTCAAAGACTCAACAAAATCAACCCGACGGGATACCCCTTCGAAATCATCACTTTGAATGGCAGAATCGGGCGTAGTCTCTAATCGATATCTTTCCCCATCCAATGATGAGTCATCAGCGGAAACATGAAATGCGGTCATGAAATACGCAGCACAGACAATTGCGATGTGTTTTTTGAACATTTTCCCTCCATAATTGGAGGCTCAATTATCCATTCTGGCAACCCATTGTCAATGAACGGAAATCCGCCTACAACACATCAATAACGTGATCTTAATCACACTTTTAGGTCTCAATGTACCAGCCCGACAAAAGATCTTGACCATCCACATATCGATTAATACCTTTCGATGCTCCAAACACTTGCAATAAGGTGCTTCATGACCCAGCTCCCCAAGGAAGAAATCAAGAAAATTCTTCAGAGATGGACAGGTAACAACTTTCCAAAGTGCACTGATAAAACTATCGAGTTTTATATCAGCAAGAGAATCTACACCAGCAAAAAGAGATGTCTACACATTTATATCAAAAGAGAAACATGCGATGATCTGGGGTTTAATCTCGTCATTTTTCCGTTTAAAATAAAGATAATAGGAAAAATAATTGAAGAGATAGACGGAATCGAATTGGGAAAGGTTGAACTGAACTCAAACTTTACTGTTTTCAAAAAAATGGTGAAAGATGAAGACGGCAAGACTCTTGAGCGAACAGGCTATTCAGTGCAAGTCAGTAGCCAAGATGGTCTTGTTAGGCTGTTGAAAGTGATAGACGAAGAGGTGTATTCTGGCAATCTAAAAGAAGTAGAACAACTGAAATTAACCAGAAAAGAAAACCTGCAAGACTTATATAGCAGGACCATAATGGCAAGCAACTAACTGAAACTATGGACACTAAAGACTTCACATACGGCATCCCGTTAAAGAAAGAGCGCGACCTAAAGAAGACGATGGATTACTTTAAATTCATCCACTCTAAACATATACCTGTAAGGGTTACAGCTGCTGATGGGCAGTATTTTTGTATGCATGTCAACTCTTTCGATAACAGAGGCAACAGAATTTTTCTCGGTACATTACCGTTTTATGAGAAAGAAAATCGCGTAATCATCCCCGTTCACTACATCATATCAGCCGAGCAGATTCTCGCTGAGGATGTCGATAAAGGCTATAAGGGGCAATTAACGATTAAGCGTATTGACTTGGAAGATGCTGGCTTCACGCCATCAGGTCGCGACTTCTTCCAAGTCATAAGATATGCGTACCAGAAAGAAAAGGGTATAAGGGTCTATCTCTCGGACAATCGCATCATTGAGGGCGTGTCTACAGGCATGGATGAACAATCGGTAGGTATAAGGTTGCCAGAGGGCAACATGATTCAGGTATTTTACGATTGGGTCGACCGCATCGTCCCTATTTAACGATAAATATGAGGTAATAATGCCGACCATTGCGTTGGTATTATTATGCGTCATATCCTCTACCGCAATTATTTCCCACCACTCGACCGCGTGAAATATGTAAGGGTAAACGCCTAGACTTGGTATTTATTCAGGGAACACCTTCCAGCCAAACGCGTTTATTTCTAAGACTTTGCTTTTTTTGCATTTAATTTGAAAAAACGCTTGCAATAAAAATATCTCTATTGATAATAGAACTCAACGAAACGACAACGATCGTTTCAATCTAGCGATACGCTAAACTACTTTAAAAGGAAAAAGTCATGTCTAATTTAAATCTCAAAAAATCCGACGTCCTGAATGCTGCAATCGTTGTATCAAAAGAATTGAGCGCAAGCGCTGAAGCGATGGCTATCAAGTTCAACGAACGTTTAAGCGCTGGCATGGATACCAAAAAAGATAAAGCGGATCTACGTGCTGCGCAAACAAAAAGCGCTTACTTTGATAACAACATTCTGGAAGCGATGCGCGACGAAAAGCAGTGTGGTGTTTTCTACTTCTCAATAAAAATCGCAAAGAAAGATCCAGAGCTATTTTTCCGTGAAACATTAGCGAATAGCTATGCGCTCGAAAAGCTGGCTTATCTGATGGCTTCCATGGCTTCTGGTAAATGTGTATTCAATAGCGCGCTTTCTACTAACTCACGCGTTTTTGCAATGATTGAGCTTATCAAGAAAGATCCGACAACGTTCAGTAATGGCGACGTTTTCAAGATCATGAACAAAGCAAAACAAGAAAACGAGATGAAGCCAGATGCAACATATACGCAAGCCAACCAGCTGATCAAGTTATTCCGCGATTTGGGAATCGTGGAAGCGATCAAAGATGGCGGAAAATCTGAATTTGGCATGGCTAAATTCAAGTTTATAAAAAATGATTTGTTTAATCATATCGCTACCAGTTTTAGCAAGTGACCAGACAAGCGCCAGAAATGGCGCTTTTTTTGTTTCCGCTATAAAGCCACCAGCGCCCACTATGGGCGCTTTTTTCGTTTCCAGTGATCCAGCCATTCCAGACAAAAGAAAGCGCCCATGATGGCGCTTTTTGCGTTATACGCTAACCATTATCGCCCACGACGTAAAACAGGATGCGCCAGAGCGATTCTAAGCGCTTTTTGTAACCATAGACAGCCAATCGTATTACCAACAATAAAAAGTGCTTAGAATGGCTTACAGCTCGTTTTAGCGATATTTCATGTTTTGCGAGGCGTTTTAACCGATCCCGCGTGGCTTTCTGTATTATTTTTTCCGTGGGCGCTGGCTAAAAGCTGGCTATCCAGCCATTTAGCGTTAAAGATGGCCCGTCGCATTCTCACTCCACCCCTTAAAAACGACGCCTTGGCGTGGCCTTCTGGGTAGTCCGTAGGGACACCTCTACACATTTCCGCCGCTGTATATGCAAACCCAGCCGTTTCCCGAAATTTTCACCTTAATAGGCTTTTTGCCCGTTTCCCTGCGGCGCCACTTAAACGGTGAAAAGGGAGAACATCGTCTCCCCTTCTCTTTCCGCTTTACTTACCTTCCAGCACGATAATGTCGGATTTGAGGCGTGTTTTCCCCAGCGTGTTGCCGTTTATGACGATACTGAATTGGTCGTGACCGGCTTTATAGACGACGTTGGTGTACCGCTCACTATTTTCGACAGCTCGAACGGCTGCGCTCGTCTGGTAGGCTGAATCCTGATGCGGTCGCGTTTCGGCCATCCATCCTGCGATCTGCACAGCCATTTCGAAACGGCGGCTTTCACAGTCTCTCCCGCGCAGTGGGAAAATAAATGTTCCGAATCCGGTGGAGACGACGCGAGCGGCTTTAAAGGTTTGCGTGTAACCGAAGCCATTTGCCAGATCCTGCTGTAATGAATTCCTTTCCCATTCCTGCAGGCTGGTGGTTACATCCTCATCGCCGTGCATGACAGTTATTAAGCGCTTATGGATAGTGTTGAACAGCGCGGTGGATGTGCCAAAGCGAGTATTAACGGTCAGTAACTGGTTCATGTGCTTTCCTTTGTGTTTTTGTTTTGATGGAAAGCATTATCGCAGTGGTACTGAGGCAATAAACAAGTTGTTTAAGGCAGCGAGGAAACAATGACGGCGACTTGCCTGTAGCCTGGCTGCAGCCGAAGGGTAATTGAGTGGTGTTTTAGCCGTGCGGTAGCCTGGTGGTGTTCGAAGGGTATCAAAGAAAAAAGCCACGGCTTAGCGTGGCTTTGACAGGCGTTATAGCCGTTAGGCGGTGGTTGCACCGGTTGTCGCTGAATCGGTCCCGTCGGCTTTCAGAACGTCTACGGGCAGCAGCTCGGTCAGTGCTTCGCCGGAGTAAATCTTCATACCGTAAACACCCATCCAGGTACTGCCGGCGGCAAGATTCCCTTCGATGAAGTCCAGTACCTCGGAAATCAGCCCTTCGGTCAGTGTTGCGGTGTCTTTACGGAAGAATGCTTCCGCGGCCACCAGCAGCGGGTCGCCGCCGTCGTTAATCATCTGCTGCCCTACGGCATAGACTTTCTGCTTATTGGAGCGCAGAACGGTGCGAGACAGTTGGGTTGATAGTTGAGTTACGCCGGCTTCGTCGCGTAGCTGAATGGTCAGCGTTGCGATGCGATCCGCGGTCATCGGGTCAGTGTTAGATGCGTAAAACAGGTCGTATACCAAATCGGTACGTTTAAGGCTCATTGCTACCTCCATGTTGTTGAGCAAGGTAAATATATACCGGTAAGTAAACACTTACAATACAAACGCAAAAAAGCCCCAAAAGGAAGAAGGGGCTGTAGACAATTCTGCGACTACTAAGCACATGATTATGCGATAGCAGCAAGGGACTCTCTTGAAATCTCTTTCTGAGCCACTTTGTTTGCATACAAGATGGCTGTCTCAAGCTGCGAAATAGGGAAAATTTTCTGCACAGCAGTCCAACCCGACTTCAGTTTACTGCGGCGCACACTAACGACAACGCGACGAGAAATTCCATCATCGAACGACACGGTGCTTTCTTTGAATACTCGTATCGCAGATCCGTTTGCAACAATGTCCAGCAGAGTGACGATAGAGACTAGGCTATTTCGTTCCTCTTTAAACGTGTTGCGCTGGGTAGCGTAGAAAGCAGCAAAAAGGCGTTCAGTGTTGTTCATGGTGTAAATCTCGCTTCGTGTTTCGTTGAGATACATGTTAGCAGCGCTGATGAGGGTGAAAACAACTTGTTTAAGGCGTTAAGAAAACAAACAATGCGAGAAAACAAAGAAAACCGCCGCAGGGAGCTATCGCATAAAAGCCACCGTTGCTGGTGGCATGTCTTACCTGATAATCACAAAGTTATGCAGGTGATTGCTTCCGCCGCAGTTGTCGCCGGTATAGCTCACCATCTCTTCGCCGGTCGTCATGACCATAATCTTCGCCTCAACAGATTTGTACCGGCCACAGAAGCGATCGAAGAAAGACAGGCTATTAGCCATATCAAGGCGAATGTCCGTTCGAAAGCGGCCGTTCTTTTTCAGCGCTTCCCACCCGGCGTCACTATTCCACCAGCCACAGAGTTTACGGGCCATCTCCGTCTTCTTCTCCGCCGTCAGATTGCCGGTATACGGAAACACGAACCGCAAATCGTTACAGGCGCCCATCACAGCCTTCGTTGGCTCCAGCAGGGGTTTAATTTCCAGACTCATTCAGGTGTCTCCGTCGTGGTGCAATTCCAGGCCACTGACAGTGGTTCGTCAGAGATAGAGAAGTCAAACGAGCCTTCGCGATATCCTTCGCCAATTAGTGAACCAATGCGCCCCGCTACATCCTCAGAGCGAATAACGTCATCCAAAGAAATCTCATCAGTGTCCACGCCTTGAAGTGTGATGCTGATATTTAAATGCTTGTACATGTGCTTTACTCCGTTGTTTTCTTATGCTGGTTATTATCGCAATAACACAGCGGCGAAAAAGCACATTAGAAAGGGGAACACGATAAAATGGCCGGACTTAACTCATTGACACCCGTCGATTTTCTGACAGAATGAATCTCGCTGGTGGTGTGACCGTATTTATACGGACCTATGCCTGGGTCGCCTCATGCCACCAGCCTCCCAACTCCCGCGGCCACTCGGCTAACCTTCCATTAAGCTGCCTCATCTACACGGCAACCTCCCCGTTTCCCGACCGTAGGCTGTATCTGGCCGTTCCCCGTTTTACCGCGGCTAAAAGGCTACCGACCCGTTTTCTGACCGTAGGGTGACTGGACGGCGCCAACGTTTTTGCAGGGCTGGAAAATCACAGCTTGAATTTCTACGAAAACGGAAGCGCGACTTTTTTTCTGACCCTACTTACACAAACGCCTAAACGCCCAAACCTCTTCCCTCTATAACGCCTTAATCCCAATACCCCAGAACTCCCTTAACGCTACCTTCCCAAAACGGTAAATGACCTTCCCAAACTGTCCCTTTCCTGTTCCCAAACTGTTCTGGGTATCTTCCCAAATTTCTTCTGACCTTCTCTATCGTTCCTATAGTGAGTGTGTATCTGGGAGTGTTCTTCTCTACGGGATTTCCTTCTATCGCTTCCTGTGATGTGGTTGTTCTTTCCTGGTGGTTTTCCTCTGGGTTGTTCTCTTATCCGGGATTCGTTTTACCTTGGGTAATGGCATATAGGCGAAGTGATTGTTTCGTCGTTTTGTTCTGGGAGATGGCAGGTAGCCGACTGTTTGTTTTCTTGTGCGCTTAAACAAGTTGTTATCTGGGTGAATGTAGCTTTAAGCCTTGTCCTGACTGCTTTCCGCAATTCTGGGAATTTGAGGTTGCTCTGCTATCGAGGAATGGCAGGTATGGGATTATCTCTTCATCGTTTCTCTCGTGTGCCTGGGGAAAGCTGGATGGTGTTTTCGTGCCTGTTGGGGTTTGGCGGGTGTCTCAATGCCTGCGATAAGTCGAGTGGTGTTCTTGGGAATTTTTGAGCCTCACTTCCTCTGGTTGGTGGTATGCCGGTTCCGCTCTTTCGGTTATGATAAAAGGTTTTGCCTGAATGTGTTGTTGGTGGTTCTTCTCTCGATTTTCGAGCTGATTGGCTTATCCTCTTAAACGCTCTGTAACGCGTTTTAAACGATTCTGTTTTGTGATTGGGTGTTGGTGTGGCTTTTCCTGTTTAATCGAAACCTGTGCGTTCTGGTGGGGATTCTGGCGGTGTAAGAGTGGCGATGGCGAAATGTCAAAAAATGAGGGAAAAAAGTGGTTTTGGTTTGACGTTACGTTGATCTGCAAACAAGTTGTTTTCTTGTGTGTGTTATTGCCTTGTTTATAGCGGTGTGGCGGGTTGGTGAGTGGTTGATTAGGTGGGAAAGTGATGATCAACCTCTCCTTATAGAAACTGCAAGAGGTTGACTGTTTACGTCAGTGAAAGGTCAATCAGCGGCGTATTTTTTCTCGTCAGAACTGTATTGCTTTGCAACGATGTCCTGGCAGTCAGAAAGACTCCCGTTAATGACCTTTTTGTTTACTTGAGCAGCATCTCTGGCAGCATGAACAACACCACGGTTTACAGTGTTCAATGGCTCAGTTGGAGCTTTGTTATCGAAAGGTACTTTTAGATCCAATGTATCTCTCATTCCACAAACGTTCTCAGCATGTTTTTTCAAACCGGCTTCCGTAAGAGGTTTAGCTGAAGCACCGAAACTTGCCATAAGTGCTAAAACGAGAATGCCTACTTTCTTCATTACTATCTCCATTAGTGCGACTTGATGAACGTGTAAACCTTATCCCCAACCTCAGTGTCGTTCCACCCCCACTCTTCAGCGAGGTGGGTTATGTCGGACGGCAGCATCTGTACAATCTTGGCGATGATCTCCGGGGTAATCTCTCTGTCCAGTTCGACCAGACAGTCATTCACTACATCTTCAGGCATAGTTACCAATCCCAAACTTGCAAGCCGTCAATCGTATCTGCGTCGCAGTCAAAATGCACGACCTCAAAACCAGCGCCCAAGACTTTCTCGATGTTCTCGATCGCCGACCAGCTGATCCCCGCTTCACGTAAAGACTCCTTCCATGCCTCAGCATGAAGCCCGGCACGAACAATCCAGCCATACTCAGTGCCGTGAATCCAGTTGTGGCCGCGATCAGTAATCGGGTCGAAGGAGATTTGAGGCAGTATCTCGGAATCAGCCTGGGTGACATGGGCGGTGCTGATAACGGCGACTTTATATGACTCAGTGATATTCAGGCTCATGTGTTTTCTCTTTGTTGTTTTCTTAATGGTTTTATTATCTGAACTTGCTATAGGCAGAAAACAAGTTGTTTTAGGCTTTGTTGAACTCTTTCAACCACTCGGCGGCTGCTTCGTGAACCATGCGACCTTTTGCGATGGTCATCTCCGCCTGTGGCACTGTGATGCCGTAATCCTCTGCGAACGCGGAGACGGAAAGGTAGTTGTTCATCCAGTCACGGTAAAGTTCAGCGAGGTTCTCTGAGGTTACTTTTTCTGGGTGGGTCAAGCTGACTGTCAGGTATGTGTTGGAAGGGGTCATGTTGGGTTCTCCTTTTCTGGTTGACGTTATTATCACAAACCAGAAAAGGTAGAAAACAAATTGTTTAAGGTGATTACTTAACGCTGTCCTCGTAGTTTTTTGCGTCTCTGGTTATTCCTACCACTGTCAACTTCTCAGGGCCGTTAGCGTAGATGCTCTTAGTCTTAACCAGCATATATGCCTCATCTACATTGCCGTAAATTTCGTAATAGTCCATAGGGCAGTGGTTCTGTTCTAACCCTGCTTCTGGATTGTACGCTTTGCAGAAGCCTGGACTTGACTCGAAAGCGGCTTGATCTCTCACGCCAGCGCGAGTCGCCTGAGCTGGGCCATATTTACTCTTCAGCACATCCTGCACCGTCTTCATCTCATTCACACTCACATTGACGATGGAGAACGCAATTTTCCCGTCTAATGTGCCAAAGATGACTAAATCTGCGTCTTTCTCTTCCTTGAGGGCTTTGCCTACGTATTCTGATGGTGCGTATAGATACTGAGAAAAACGATCCTTGGCTTTGATTGGTTTGTCCGTTGCCTCCCCGTCCTGATCAACCATCGTATAACCTGCCATATCCACCTGAGATGGTGTTTTGTTGAGCACCATTTCATATGGTTTAACGGCTACATCATTACAACCTGAAGCCAGAAAAAGTATTGCAACGATGCCAATGTTTTTAATTTTCATTTCAATCTCTGATTAGTGGATTTTTTACAAGCCGTTTCATTCTAAACAATACGAAAGTGAAGATCTTCAATCAACAGACCACCGTGCTTCATCATGGTTCGTTTGCCCATGAATTTCTCTCTCACGCTTTCCCAATCGGGCCAGTCGGTTCGCTCCGTTGACCATACGCCCCGATAGTCTGTGTGGATGGCGTTGTACTCCTTCAGCGTTAACTCAATCATCTGCGCCTCTATGCTCTTTTGAAAACGAATACTGCGACTGTGATGCCGGTGTCCTCAAACTCACCTGAGAACTCTCGGCCTGATTTAGCACATACGAACTGATTGCCTATCCATTCTTCCGGCTTGTACCCGGCTGGCAGGACTGCCGCCATCATCCCATCTTCGCTGAGATGATTTAGTGCCGTGAGCGTGTGCTCTTTTGCTCGACCTTCTGAATACGGTGGGTTGATTGCGATCTTGTCGTAGTCATAAGGCAGCTGCTTCGACCAGTCGATAAAGTCTTTGTTATGAACGTCGTACCCCTTTGCAGACAGGATGTCACAAAACAGTGGCGATATTTCCACGCAGGTCACGTTCTCCGGCGTCGCATTGAGGAATGCCAGCAAATCACCACGACCCGCGGATGGTTCCAGCACTCGGTCAGTTGGCGTGCATTTCAGGATCTGCGCGACGTACTGAGCAATGGATGCCGGTGTTGGGTAGAACTGGTGTGACTTAACCTCTGGAATGAGGCCCATGGACACGATGCTGTCGAATGTTGCGGTTGGCTCATACGGGAACAGCCAACTGCCTCGCTCCTTCACGCCACCGATAAATCTCAGCGTGCGCTCAAGGTCTTCTATTTGAGCCTTTTGCAGTGACGAGTCCGGGAAGTACCACGTATTGTCTTTACTATGGCGGCGATCGCGAATAACACCTCTGGTTCTTTCAGATACGGTCTTCTGGATGTAACCGAACTCTTTTGGCGCCTTTGTTGTTGGTGCCTTTCGACATGGTGCCGGGATAGCTGCAGGCATACTGTGTGCCAGTACCTCGTTAAGCTTCCAGGCGACGTCGGGGTGGATCTCAAAATGGGCGTTACCGTTTTTGAAAATCTTCACGCGCAGTAAGTTACCGTCGATGTTCATCCATTCACCGGTTTCACAGTTATGCGTTCTGTATGCGGCTGACAGTGCCTCGGCGCAGGGATTGATGGTGATAAACTCTTTGTGCGCAAAGAAGTGCAGTAGTACGCGCAGGTCGTCGATGATGTCCGACTTGTGGTAATTAACCGAGACGCTCCGGTTCCAGAAATCGGTAATGCAGTTCGCGATGATCAACTTTTCACTGAAGCCGTATGTTTTGTTGGTTTTGTGCGTAGGACTCAGTGCCTTGAACAAGCCATATACGCGCTCAGCCAGATACTTATGACGGTCATTCAGTAGCGAGGTCATCGTCGGGATAACTGTTTCGGCCGTGAACTCTGGCACGCCAACGAACTCGTCAACGCGGCGCTCAAATCCGCCAAAATCTTTTTTAACGGTCTTCTGGACGCCTAGCGTGAACTGGGCACGCCACTGGTCGCGGCGCTCAGCTGGCATGATGAGAAGAGCACCGGTCATATCAGTAACCTTGCGCCAGTATTCCGCCCAGATGTTTTGCTTTACGAAATCCAAATCAACTGCGCTCAACTTCGGCACGCTGCGGAGATTCTCATCGTTCGGTCTGCGGCTCAATTCCTGCAGGCGGTTGATCATCGACACGCGCGAGCCGGAATAAACGAAATCATGCACCTGATTCATCAAGGCGATCTCGCTTTCGCACTCCGCCACGATGTCATGAATGACGTTCATTTCCTTGCGGAAATCCACGGCGCCAGCTGTGTTGTTGATGATTGAAATGGCGGTCGACATAGTTAACTCCTAAACAATTTGTTTTCTTATTGTTGATATTATTTCACACCAGATAAGGCAAAAAACAAATTGTTTAAGGCATTAAGAAAAGACCGCGACGGCGGTCTTCGGTTGATAGTGTCAGGCTTCCGTCTTTTCCCACTTCTCCATCAGTTCGGCATTAATTCGATCTGATTTGAGGAATAGCTCGTCGGGAAGCTGAGAAAGCGCCGTGGCAACCATCTTCTCCGCTTCAATCAAAAGAGGGTGGTCGCCGGTTCTGGACTCTATCTCTTCGCCCGACACACCAATCTCAGCGTCGGTGAACAGCACACGCAGCATAAAAGCCTTTTCAGCAAGGTACTGCGCTGCAAATTCCTGGTCGTGCCTGGTGATAGACTGAGTGTTATGAATCAGGTCAGCCAACTTAATGACGCGGCTCTGCATGTCCAGACGCTCACGCAGGGCTTTCACGTTAATGAAGAAGCGCGTCTCGCGATTTCCGTCTTCAGGCAGTGCTTTATTGCTGATCGCATCGACCATCTCGGCGACGCGGTCCCCAAACAGACTGAAGATGTGGCCGAACGTCACCTGAGTATCTTCAATGGTGTCATGCAGCATCGCCGCCGCAACCATTTCATCAGTGCCACCGTGATTCCGCACAATCTCCGCAACGGCAACCGGGTGGTGAATGTAGTCCTCGCCGGTATACTTCCGCTTTTGACCTACGCCAGCATGGGCGCCGGCAGCAAACATGTGCGCCTTGTCGATAATATTCATACCAGTTCCCCTCTGAGAGCGACCTTAATCTGGTCGCCGGTCAGGATATTCAGGTTGCGATCGTAATACACTGCTTCGCCAGTTTTCGATTCATGCTGCGAGATGAGGCTGTAGCCATACTTCGCTAGTGAGTCCAGACCGCTCTGGGCCACGCGATAAGAGTAGTCGCGCCCCCAAGTGGCATCGTTGCGCCCCTCGAAGCGGTCGTGTTTGTAGTGCTCGCGGATAAAGAGATAGTGACGCTGTCTGAAAATCATGTCTTGGCCCAATTGTTTTCTTGTTTCACTTATTATCACACGTATAAAAAGGCAGAAAACAAGTTGTTTGGTTATTTTATTAGGTTGTAAAATTTAGGAACTGAAACCGGGTCATTGCAAAGGATTTAGCTATGGGATTCGGGCTTCAATGCTGGGACGAAAATGGGAACCTTGTTGTCGATACCAGTGATTATAACTGCAGGTACATAGGGACTTACAATGTGGGAACAGGCGGTGGCAATTCAGTTACTCAAGGCGTTTCGGGTATCAACGCCAGCAACGCCTACGCTGTGATTGTTGCCGGTTCTTATGGAAGCGCCTTTAACGAGGCTTTTTGCGCAGTAAGCGACAATGCATTTACCTTATTTACGCTGTCTGGATACGGCACGTCCCAGACTTTCACAGTAGAAGTATATCGATATGCTTAGGGATGAGACATGAGTTACGGATTTGAAGTCTATAACGACGCAGGGGCGCTACAAATAGACTCGGACAACAAAACAACACTTTTTTCTGATATCAGAAACATCGATGGTCTGACAGATAGCGGTTACTATCAGATTAATAACCCGTTCGGCGGGTCGTATCCGTTCGGATTTCTAAAGCCATCTGACATGCCGGTTCCTGGTTATCTATATTGGTTTCGTTTAAATGCCGGTGCCTTCGCCATGCCTGGCGCCTTTAGCTTTCAGAACGGAAGCGGACAAATCATCAGGACAACTCGAAACCTTGGGGTTGAAAGTGGGTATCTTGATGTGATGAATGGTAACGGCGATCTGATATGGAGCGCAAAAAGCGCCAGTCGTGTGCCTCGCGTCAGGGGCTTTATCGATCTACCAGCAAACTCGCCGGTCGATAGTCAGATAGTGTCTTTCTCTCCGGGCTTCAATCCGTGGATTTTGATGAACATGGTGCCTGGCAATATTTCTGACGATGGTGAATCGACAGGTTATTCTGGTCTTCTCATTAAATGGACTGGCTCTGAAATCCAGGTGAAGTATACGTCAAAATATCAAAAAACCTTCTCACAATCATTTGGCGGAAGAGGGGGGTTAAAAATCCCCTATGCCTACTTCCAGGGGTATTAACAAAAAGGGGCTTTTGCCCCTTATTCATTTCTTCGAGTGATCCGGTTCTACGTAGCGAGAAAGCACGTAACTCAGTGCCTCTCTCATTGAGCCGGTTCCGCAGTGCTTCTTTGCGGTCTGCGTCAGTTCAGAAACCAGCTCACGATAAATGTGAGGCGGTAGTTTCGCCATAGGCTCTTTAATCACTCGCTCTCCACCTGGCGCAGAAACCACTTCCACCTGGCAACCTGCTGCGCATTTCAGCGATTCCTCGGCCATGCGCTTGTAGTGGTCGCGTGACTGGATGACCTGAGCGTTACTTTCTTCCAGATGCTCAATAAATGCCTTCAGCACATCGGCGCGATGCCACCCCCAAGGCTTCAACACATCAAAACGCCGGTCTTTCTGAACCCAATCCGTCTTATCCTGCCAGACATCAAATGCCGCACGGAAGGATTCGTCATTCAAATGGACTTCTCGCACCGGCGTACCGTTTTCTTTCGCTCGTTTGAAGGCTTCTTCTGAGCAATCTATCCAGGTATTGCCGCCGTCATTTGCCTGACGAATTACATTTCCATTAATCATTTTCGGGTCTCCGCCACTAATAGCCAGCCGCCGTGACGACCGGGAAGTTTAATTTTCAAGGAATCCACCTTTAGCTCGAACACGATCTCTTTCGAAAGCTACGGTAAGCTTCTGGGCTTTCATCGGATGGCCTTTCTCAAGCCGCCAATGCTTCATGTCATTGACGATCTGCTTTGTAAAAAAGCCGTCGTCGTCGCCGTTGACCACGATATTTTCTATGCGGCCGTCTTTGTTGACGTCGTATTGCACATGAACAGTGCCATAGACACCGTATTGATATGCTCGATCAGGGAATTTGATTGTGTTAACAGGCCGAGCGCTGCAGCCGACCAGAGAAACGGCTAAGAGAATGAGCGGTAATTTCATAGCGTGCTCCAGAAAAGCGCAGCCTTTCTGCTGCGCTCTACTTTTACTTGTTAATGCTAAAGCGATTCTTCAGTTCGCGGATCTGGGCATTAGCCCCGTCCATTGCTCGTGCCTGAGCCAGTTCGAAGGTATTTACGATGGTTTCGACGACATGTAACGCCTCTTCATTCGACATTTTATTACCGTCCGACGGCGCAGATTTTTCGCTCATCGTCATATAATTCAGAGTCTCATGCAGACGCTTGTTGTGAGCCTCCAGCTCTTTGTTCTGGCTGGCAAAGTGGGCGATCAGGAGGAACAAGTTCGCAGGTTCAAGCAGCCCTTCGCTACCCAATGCCTCAAGACGAGCTGTCATCCGCAGCGCATCGGGAATGTTGTTGATTTCTCCAGTAGCTAAGGTGGCAATATCAGCGATTTCGTTGGCACGGCTCAGGACTTCTTCTTTTTTGGCTTTACGTTCTTCACAGCGAATGCACATGTGTTTTCCTTTTTTGTTTTGATAACAAGTTGTTTTCTGATGTGATTAATTATGAACTGACTCTAAAGGCGCCAGTCCATGTTTAATTAGGCTTAGATATACTCAGCAGCTTTGCGCGCTTTATCTATAAAGCAGGCTCTTTCGTATTTCGTGAGACTTGCTATAGCCTCTTCCTCGTTTATCTCTTGCGCGATTGAGATGCAGTCCTCTAGGGCCGCAAATAACTCGAGATAGCCCTCGTAAACGACCCCAAGCCGGCCCAGCGCTCTCACATCGCCATAAAGCTTTTGCTGAGCTAAAACGAATTGATGGGCTGACGACAAAAATTCGAGCGTCCAGTCCATTGGAGTTCGCCGTATATCGGTTGATGAGCCTGAAAACTTTTCACGCATAGTCTCTAAGGCCGATGCGGAACGCTCCATGTCTCGCTTTCTCGTCTCGACAACCTCCTCTTCGGTTATCTCTGCGGGGAGGATAGAAATCAGGGCTGATTTAGCCTCCTCGAAGTCACAGCGAAACCATTCACCTCGTACCCGATGGTCTGTAAAGATGACATGCATTCGATGCTCTACCTGGCTATAGCCAGCGATACGGTGTGATATGAATTGTTTTATCTTGGTAATTCCGCTGATGTTGACAATATTGGATATCCGGGCGACTGGATCGACGCTCTTCCCAATCTTTACTAGCCCTCTTTGAACATCTTCAATGACGTAAATATATCCAACTGACTTCATGGATTTAGGTTCTGCAGGAGTTAAGTCTTCCAACGTTTTCACTCTTTAATAATTGAAGCGTACATTCTCGCTCAGCAGAGCAGGGCGAAAAAACAAACTACGGAAATTTCACAGTTCGATAAAAAAGGAGCCGAAGCTCCTTACTTTGTCTTGGCACCTTTCATTAGAACTGGTAGCAACAGAGTGATGCCTGTTATGACCAAAACACCGTCCGCGGCCACTGACAGAATCCGGCTGGTGAAGTCCACCAGCACAGACAGAACCAGTAGCGCCAGCGCCACACTGACGCGAACCATCACAGGTACTGATCCAGAGACAGTTGCAGAGCCTGAGCGATTTTCTTCAGCATCTGCTCTTCTTTCTCATCGATACCGTCGTTATCAGCGATATCCAGACACAGGCACAGAACGTCAACTGCATCGGTTGTGCCAGCAACTTCGGCCAGCTGGCGCATTGCTTCAGCGTTAGCGGAACGCGGGGACGCTTCGTAGCGGGAACGGATGTTGGAACTCATCTGGGCGATCTCGCCAGCAAACGGAGAGAAAGAGGGCAGGGCAGAGATGGTTTTTTCCAGAACGCTGATTTCTTTCGCGTCACAGGTGCCGTCAGCATATGCGATCGCATAGGCACCCCAAACAGTCGCTTCTACGGCGTCGCGGTTTTCCATCTTCTTCACTTCTACGGCTGCTTTACGAACTTTCTTTTTAAAAATACCAAACATGTGATTTCCTTTGTTTTCTTATATTGTCAAACAATTTGTTTACTGATTTACAATCAAGCCGGCGACTTAGTCACAAGCCCCTGATGAAGAGGACGAATCGGAGCATCCAGAGTCATACCCTCCAGAGCCACCGGCTGAGTGGTGATATCCGTGGCTGCTGTGGTATGACGGGGATGGATCGTCTGCAATGGTGCTGGCGAGTGAGTTGTAATGCTGGGTTCGGGACTCAGAGACTGGCTTACTGGAACCAGAACGAAAGGAGCCAGCACCAGAACGTAAACCGCCAGAGCGAGGGGCTGAAGCCGTTTTCTCTGGTAATTTTCCATGAATTGAGTCCTTGGTAATACGCGCCTTTTCTTGATCAGTAGTCAGCCTGGAGATCGTTGCGGCTTGGTTACTGACGACGCGCTCAAGCAGATCTATACGCATGTTCAGTGCCCGGAACTTGTCGTCCATATGGCGCTGGAGGTGGTCGAATCGCTTGCTTGGGAATAGGAGACTGAACATAAAGCCTCTTTTGCGGAGTGAAAATGGTTGCGGCCGGATTAACCGGCCGCTTCAGGTCGCCTCTTCCATGAGGCCAGCGCTAACCGCGCTATCATCCTTGCAAAGAAAACATACATCAGACACATAAATAAGTAAACACTTATTTACCTCACCAGGCAAGAAACTAGAAGTAACCAACACTTTGTTGATGTTTGTTTTTACTCATTATGATAAAAAGTTGCTCAAATTCATCTCATAATCTGGGCTTCATACATGAACATCAAAGCGAGACGCCTTCTTGCAATTGCCGCACTTTTGTCATTTTCTTCTCTACAACTTCACGCCAGGGAGTTAACAGATGTTGAAAAAAAATCAGTAGAACAGGGTGTGGGTAAGCTACTAAAAGATCCTTACTCGGCAAAATACACGCATGATTCATATGAAGATGCTCACGGAAACAAAACATACTGCGGCAAAGTGAATGCTAAGAACTCCTATGGAGCATATATCGGTGATCGTATGTTTGCAGTTGTGTTCATCGATACAGAATCAGAGGGGTTGATAGCTCCTGCGTTAGACATGGACAACCAAGAGGTCGTAAAGAGCGTCTGTGCCTCTGCCGGGTATGACATTCCCGTAAGCAAACTATTTAAGGATGATGTGAATAAATCACGTTTAGAAAAGGGGTTTAGCAAGCTATCAAATTCTTATTTTTATTAATCGCCTTGGCTAGAAAGTGAATGGAGACGCTGTTCTTTATTTTTTGTCGTTCTGTTCTTTTAAAGTTTTCTCGGTAGGAGCTTCTGGACATACTTATCCCAACGATTTCGCTAAAAAAAACTTCGGCCCGTTTTGTATGGTTTGGCCGAATCAGTGTTTTCTTCAAGTCGAAAAAGTTAGGCGTAGGTCCAGCAACTCCCCCCACTGGTAAGCACTCTCATTCTGCTGGAAAGGGCTTACTCGTACAGGTTCCTCTTAGAATTTAATGGTTGAGCTTTTATTCTGCGTGACGGGTATCTAAGTAGCCCCCCCCATCTCACAGCCTTGTAGCTTTTGCCCTCAACCGACGTGAGTTACCAAACCCACATCCACACCGGCAATACAGACCCTTTGCCACAACATCCCGTCTGGGTCTCCCCCATGAGCCTATTCCCATGGTTCTCACTGCTCCACCAGTCCCGACCGTTTCTCACCGAGAGACTGGTGTCATCCCATTTTGTTAGCTTTTAGCCAAAAATTTGGGGCCACTATAAGTGACCCCGACATGATACACACCAAAAAAACATAAGTAAATGATTACCTATTACCTAGCATCCGCTCGCCCTTTTAACTGAACCTCAAGCGCAAAGTTCGAGTTGATCAGGTCACCGACCAGCATCCCGATTTCGTCTGCGTGCTTACCTTCGCGGAGGCTGTCAACAACCCACTGGTAGAGGGTGAAAGCCTGATCACGGCTCTCCATCAGTTTTCTGGTGTTTGCCAGGAATTCGTTTTCAGCCAAGGCGACGATGTTTGTTTCATAAGTCATTTTTTAGTCCTAATTGTTTTCTTAAAGCCATAGTAAAACCATGCAGCAGGCTGCAAAGCTGGGATGTTAGGTTGCTTTCAAAACCCCCCACTCCAGACAAAAACAGAGATTGAGGCACGCCAGTGCCTGAATCTCTTAAAGAGCCTTGCTCTGGATAGTATTTAAAGCGCTTTTAAAATCTTTTTAATTAAGGGGGGCTTCGCTTTCTTCTTTCGAGGCTTTCTCTTCGCCGTCAGCGGATCGTAACCGCCCAGCGCTTTCATCACGCCGATGTCGATCTCCGTCGTCTGGTGTCCAGCAGCGCCATAGAAGCCCCGGAAGACCAGCAACATGCTACCGCCAGTATTCTCGCGAACTTCAACCAATCCCAGCGTTGTATCTGGCTCCATAAAAGCGACGCGACCGCCAACAATAAGTACGGTCTGATTCGCGCTGCGCTTAACGTCCAGATACCACTGAGTGTCGAGGGACTGAGGAACCAGCATGACAGTTGTAACACCATTGACCTGTTCACGCGCCGCGGCGTCTATCCATGGTTTGATTTTGGAGTAGGGCGGGTTGAGGAATGCGATTGTACCGGCTTCGCACCAGCTGGACTTTAGCGCGTCACGTTCTACGCCGATAAAGTCAGGCAGGATCGCATTGTCTTTGTTGCACGCGACGTCGACCTGGAACTTCATGCCGAGATAAACTTCGAAAGCATGAAACAACCACAGAGGCGTTCGCCAGAGGTCGCGTAGATTGCCATCGCGCTCTCTGTTTTTTATTTTCTGAGAACCGTTCACTGGATAACTTAAATAGGTAGATGCTTACTTATTTTACAGGATTAATTGTAACTGACAAGAGGGCGTATCGGGATCTTCTCTGTAACGCTCGGGATCGCGTTTTTCTGTGGTGAGTGATGCGATGGTGCTAGTCAAGAGAAAAAGCCCACATGGGGCTTTTTAGAAAGTCTGGCAAAGTAGTGGAACGGCCTAGGAGTGTTCAACCCAATAAGTGCTTTATGTAGAGATAAATACCCAAGATTACTACCGCATAAGCTATAAACTGCTTTACCTTATATTTTTCAGCATCACTTGCCTTTCTGGAAACTGAAACCCGCCCAGGTTGGACATCAACATCATAGCTGATATGACCTCTATAACTACTTGACACATAATATTTCTCAAATTCTCTTTTGAAATCAAAAGAAAATTTTATGCAATTTTCCCCTAGGTCTTTTATTGGCAGATCAGTCACTAATGCCTGCTCTTTCTGCTCACCTGGATATAATATTATACCGGGGATTGTTTTATACACCTTTTGCACCCCATTCATCGGGTCTTTTTCATGAGCTGCCTTTATTTCTGCCGCATTCGCAGCACGGATTGTTAAATCAAATTTCGCATTTTCCTTGCCCGAATTTTTTAACTTGACTAGATATTCAGCTTTATATGAATATTTTGTGCGCAACACTGATCTGCCCTTATTTATTCGACCTGTGTTTTCTATATCGCTAAGGAAGGTGCGAATAAGCAGGTCATTTCTTCCCAAGCTGACTCGCTGATTAAAATTTCGCGGATCTGGGCCGATTTTTTTCCC